TTATTTGAAAAATGGATGCTCTGATAATTCCTTTGCATTCTCCGACTTCGCAATTTTAATATACATGAAAAACGACGATTCTGTTTTATGGCCTGTGATTAACATAATGCGAGCTACAGGAATGCCAGCTAAATAAGCATTAGTCGCAAAACTTCTGCGTGCGGTATGGCTACTCACAAGCTCATATCTCTTGTACGTCTTCCGTACGACCTTGTGACCAACAGTGCGCTCCCATAATACCTTATCAGTAATCCCTGCCTGCTTACATATGTTTTTTATGATCTTATTGTAATTTTGCTGCGACTTATCGTAAGGAGGGAAACCGTGGTATTTATCCAGTATCTCCTTGACGATTCTATGTATAGGAACCTGAACCGGCTCCCCTGTCTTTTTCGTTTTTCTAAAGATGAAGCCATTTTTAATATTGTCATTCGTGAGCTTCGAGAAATCACCAAACCTCATTCCGATCAGACAGTTCGCTACGAACATATCACGGACTATTTCTCTCTCTTTAGCCCTTATTGGCATGTGGTATATCCTCTCTATCTCTTCGCTTGTGATAGATACATTTACCGTATCTTCTGTTCCCGGCCTGACATCCTCGAACGACCAGTCCACTTCATAATTTCTTTTGCCCATCTTTCTAAACATGAAAGACAACTTATCAAAGTCAGACGAAACAGTATTAAGCATCAGGTTTTTGTCTTTCATGAAAACTATAAAATCTTCCGCCACAGAATCGGTAAAGGTATTGGAGCATACTCTTACCCCTCTGCTTTTCTCGTAATCCTCCAACTTCTTGGCGATACATCTATACGTTCTTTTGTAAGCGTCGCTCCGCTTACTCCTTCGAGCGTAGTCATATATGAAAGGGACAGCCTCACAGATACGAGGCTTGTCCCGGTTGAATAACTTCATCATAATAGTTCAAGTCCGTAAACATCTCCAAGAAGATCCTTCGGTAATTCATCATCTGAAAATTCTTGTTTCGCAAACCATTTCGACGCCTCTTCTTTAGAGATAATCTCACAAGTATCTACCGACCCTTGAAATTGCGACCAATGGCTTAAGACGAACGCACCTCCTTTTGTAAGGAAAATACTTTCATGCTCCCATTGAGATCCCGTTGCCTTACTGATATGGTTATTGCCATTCCAATACGTTTTTTCTTCAAATTTTTCAGCTTTTTCACTGTCGAACCAAATTCCTGTTCCATTCGTTATTGCTACTCTTTTCATTTTATTTTACACTTATACGTGTCGTGCGCAACTTTTAAATTTAGAAATTTCATTAATATGCGTGTGAAAATTCTTCTTTTGTCGAACCGTCAGGCATTGCATAAGTTATAAGATTACCCATGTCGCTATCGTCGTCCCTGAATCGTCTTGGAACATCATTCCCGGATAGGAAGATAGAGTGCAAAACAACCTTTTTGCCTGTTCTTCTTGCTTCCGCAAAGCATTCAGCCCTGCGTTTCTCTTCGGCTATTCTTTTTTCTTCCGCAATTCGCTTTTCTTCTTCATTTTTACGCTGTATTTCACTTTGTATTTCAGCGTGTTTTGCAATCCATTTTTTCGCCAATTCGTCTGTTATGACTACGCTGTTTTCTATTTCAGTTCCACCAGCTCCTTTGAAATCGGATTCCCACTCGTCCGACAATTTTTTATCGCTTATGTTCCAAAGATTGTAAGATATCACTAACACTTTCTCAATACTATCTTCCGGCAGAGGTTTTCTGAACATCCTGATCTCACGTTCTGAATTGATAGTGTAGTCCCCCCAATCGAGAAAATCCCACATCTCGTACCATGTAGGTATTTGCTCCGCACGCTTATCGTACTCTTTTCTCCACTCCTGTACTTCTATCTCGAAGTCAGAATATGTTTTTTCTATTTCAGCGTAACTCTCGTCTGTAATCACTAACAGCAAATCGGCTTTACTGTTAATTTTTACGCCGAACATCTTCTCAATTTCTGTTTTCGTATCTCCCTTCAAGAAACAGCTGCTAACCAACAAGGATTTATTGCCATTCCTGACCGTGGGCACTACAAATGCTCCAAGTAACTGCATCGTAATTCTTGAATTGTTAACACTAATGTGTTTTTCAATTCTAATTTTAAGAATTTTACCGCTTCTGTGCTTTACTTCGATTGTCTTCATATTTTTATGATTTAATATTATGATTTTGTCATTTGTCAGCGGCAAAGCCTCTATCTGCCTACTCTTTACCGCCGTTCGCTCGGATTCTTTACAAATAATCCACTTTATAATCGTCCTCATGGACGATTGTATAAGAGCCATTCGTGCATCTTTCAGCAACAAACTTTTGGCACTCTTCAATGGTGCCTTCAAATACGGCGTTCTGTCTCCATCCGCCTATAGTTTCTTGTACAAAGAATTTTTCTGTTTTCATAATCATAAATTTTATCGCGATACCATCCTTTTATTGTTATTAAAAACGCCTGAAGGTGTTTTATAAAATTCACGCTCTTCGCGTTCATTTTTTATATATTCTAAATTTTCGAACCTCTGTTTGTAAGTATATCTAAGAACATCTGCTTTTCCGAATTTCGGCTCAATTCGTCCATTATACTCAATAGTCGCATCATTTTTGCGACTATCTGATTTTTCCCATTCTTCAATGCACTTATTGTGCATTTCCTGTATATGATTCAAAACGCTTTCAGCTATTTTGAGTATATTTTCATGCACAGATACAGATGCAACGTCGAATATGTATTTAGGTGTTTTTGCAAAACTATGCAAAAACCACGTTTCAGAAATCCAGCCCGCCCCGATTGTTTTAACTTCGTCAGTTTCGGGATGTCTTGCCGTTGCGTTTACGATAATTCCTTTCGGATCAGTAGAAAGGAATGTCGCCTCTATCACATCGTTTTTAAATAAAATTGTTTTCATAACCTTGTTTTTAAATTGTTTATAATTTTACACTGCGCTTCAACTCCTTCTCTTTGTAATCAAGGTAGGTTCTTAATTGCCTTATCACATCGAGAGTTATTTTTTCCTCGCAAACCGTAAAAATAACCCCGTTGTCGTTCCCGTATTCAACTGTTTTCATATCTGTAATTTTAATTGTTATGCTCAAATAGATAATGGGCAGTTTATCGACTTGCCCGGGTCAGTAGTTCATATAAGTTTGTATTTTTTCGCCTGCTTCATCGTGATTTTATACACTGGAATGTAAATAACATCTCCGAACTTATCACAGGATCCGTCGATCATCTCAATCACATACGATGCCTTCTGCTTCCAATCATTCATCCGTATATGAGCGAATAGGGCTTGCATTGCATCCGGTAAGTTAGGTGCTGTTGTTTCACCAGTTGCCCATCTTTTATCATTCTTGATAGACCAATCTTTGTAAGTTCCGAAGTCATTAACTGTATATCCTTCATACGCATTTACTACCCGAAATACCGGATTTTCTTTTGTCGGGATGATGTATTCGTTTTTTATTTCCATTGCTTTGTTGGTTTATGTATTATTTTTATAGTATAAAGATAGTGATTATATTTAATATAATCACTATCTGCATAGTTAAAAGATATTAAATTAAGTGACTATAGTGATTATATTCACTATTTATTTATATTTTTACACCATGAAACAGGAAAGAAAAATTTTTCACGTGTATATAAAAGAAAAGAGCCAGAATATCTATTTCGGCTCCATGAAAGCAATCTTCTCTAATCTCGGGAAAGAAGATGTTGGAATTGTATATTCAACACTGGCCAATTACTTCCAATCTAGTGATAATGATATATACGAAAATTCAAAATGTCGAATTATAAAATCATTTTTGATAACACAACCAAAAAGCGATTAAACAACCCGCCTATCTTCACAGACAAGCGGGTTTCCAAACAAAAAATAAAAAAATGAAAAAAGTAGTATTTATACCTATCTCCGTAAAAAGAGTATCAATAGGAACAATAGCACTGCTCCGGTCACTATACCCCATAAAAAAGACTTGAGATTGAAAACAGGAGCACTATTTGTCTTTATGTCGCTGTTTTCTCTTTTCACCATATTCAGCTCGTATTCCAAATTTGATTTCGATAACGTAAGCGTTTCTACCTCTTTTTTATATTCCGTAAGCTGCACCTCATAATCCTCAACCCTTCTCTCAAGTACGCTTTTGCTATTTGTTGTCGTTTCTTTCTTAACAGGAGGCTTCCCGGTCTGCGGGTTAATAGGCTCGCTCGTGTCGTACTCAACTTCATGCTTTGACACTTCGTCCTGTAGCCTCACATTCTCGTCTCTTGTACGCTCTAAATCGGTTTTCATGTTCTCGATGATCGCATTCTTTACGGATAATTCGGTTTGTAAGGAAACCACTGCCGTACTGTCCACTTTTGTAACAACTTTTTCCGTGACTGTCTTTTTTGAACCGCAACCGGTCACAAATAGAAACAGGATCATTAATGTTGCCCAAAGCAGCTGTTTTTTTGTTTCTGTTTTCATAAGTTATCAATATCTGGCAATTCTACCGTTTGTCCTCTAAGTACATGAGTGCAGTCGTCCAAAAACTGTATCTTTCCGTCTTTAACAAAAGAGTGACAGACCCTCGTTTCGTCTGGGTATGGAGTAGTGACCAATATGGATGGGGACACTGTCGGCTTATTTACATCGCCGTTAAAATCCCAACACGGACGCTCTTCTCTGTTTGTCCATACTCCGTGATAACATCCGCAACCAGGACAAAAGAAATGGTACATCCCTTTTACGTTCTCTACTGACTTAAATTTGCTCATAAAAATAAATGTTTATACTCGTTCGGAATTGACTTCTGCAAAGCCTGTCTAATTTCCCACTTGTGGATATCCAAATCCTTGTTCAGGTCGAAAACAGGATTTTGTTTTGCGACTATATCGGACGTGATTACAAAGCTGTCCGGTTTTCCAATTGCTGCTGGATAGAACACGGCGCAATACACGTCCAGCCAGTTTTTCATTTTTCCCCTGTATGGAGCGAGATACCGCTTCACGTAATCGAGCTGCTCGACATTGCTCATGTTCCTCAATGCTTCGGTAGTCGTTCCCAAGCTCCGCGCTGTTGAAGGCATGAATTGTATTAATCCGGTCGCACCAGACACCTTGTTTACGATGCGATGGTCAAACGTCCGTGCTGTCTCGAACCACATGGTCAACATCAACCAATCATGGTCGATTGACAGGTATTGGCTAATCTCCCTCACTTTCGAGAGAAACTCTTCTTTGTTTTCTTTGATTAAGTATTCGAATATCATGCCGATTCCTTTTTATATGTTCCACGCTTCGGTCTTCTCAATTCACAATCTGTAACGAAACAGATATCCCGTTCAGCTGCTTTCCTTTCGCCTATCTCGCTGTCCATAGTCCGTTGCATCCCGGCTATCTTTCTTTCGTTATCCGCCACCTTGTATTCAATGTTTTTCAACTTCTGGTTAGCATCTTCGAGTGCTGCTTTATAGCCCTCGATGAGCCCCTGCTGCTGCTCGATGAGCTTGTCCTTCCCCTCGATGATTTTGTTGAACGTCGCCTGCTGTTGGTCGGCGTTGTCCATCATCTTTTTCATTGCGTCAGCCGCCTTGTCGAGTGCGTCGGCTGTTGACCCCGCCTTGTCTGCCCTGAGGCGGAACACCCACGAGATACCTCCACCCGTTAGCATTCCAATAATTCCTGATACAATTAATTCCCAACCCATTACTTGTCGCTTATCTCATGTTTAATATTCCGTGAATTCAATAGCCGTTTTATCTCCGTGTAATCATTTGTCTTAATTTCATATACGTTGCTTCCTGTCGCCTCGAGTACTTTTTGCAGGTACTCGTTTGAATCGTACAAGTCCTGAAACTTCCTTAAACTGCCAAATCGTATGTATAGCTTCATCGCATATATTTTAGAAAACTGTAAAACTTCCTTCCTTTCAAATAGTACAAATCCTCCTGATTTTGATACGCCTCCCGCTCAAAGGAGGTGTTCCTGTAGGCCATATAACTGTTACGGAATTGAATCAATCTTATTAGCCACTCAATAATGTACCAGATATAGAAAAGGATATATAGCATTTCTTTAATCTGTGCCGAATGGATGGCTTCGTGGTTGATATCTGTTTCGCTCAATTTAACGTTACCTTTCACAAACAGAATCCCAAACAGGTTAATTGCCTTGTACCCGGCGAACGGGATGTACTTATTCCTTACTGTCTTCATAATTCATTAAATTTTCCACTCCTTGTTGAATATACACTGCATAAAATTGTTTTACACGGCTCATAATAATTTCCCTATTCCTGTCCGTAAGTTCCACTTCTGGATTTTCATATAATTTCAGCGAAAAATTATGCTCCTCAATGTCCCCTGCTGTCTTATAGATAGCATTTGCCAGCCCCTTTGAAATATCGATTATCTCTGTGATGCCTTCGATATTTTTAACACCCACTTTACTTAAATCTATCGTTTTCACTGTTATACAATATTTATTTTATTATTACTATCTCTCCATAACATGCCTGATGAAAGTCCGGAAGAACTTGTCGGAAGTCCACCCATTCTAATTATCAGTTTATTCAATCCGTACGAGCTACCTATGTTTGTTTCAGCCGAGAAAATAGACCCTGACTGCAGGTCGCTGATAGTCATATCCCCCGCATGAATATAAGTCCGGTACCGGTTTGGGGACAAATGGAGCAAGGAGACGCTCATGCCATCGATTTCAACACGTGAAATGTTATCGTTTTGATTATATTGATTCATGTACAGTTTCGGGTTTTTATAATAACCGTCAAAACTTGGATACATGGATATGAGGTCTTTATTATCCGATGTTATCATTTTTAAGCCTGCACTTGCAGGATCTATTTCAATCCTGTTGCCTGAAGCCGAAGACGTCATCTTCCCTTCAAAAATCGGATTTCCATTGACGTCCCATGATATTTTTCCACCCGCCAAAAATCCGCTTCCATCAGGTATGAATTTTACTTTCCCGTTTGCGAATTGCGCCAGCCCGTTTTTCCCATCAAGGAGTATTCGAGCTATCGTTTGCCCGCCCTGAACGTAAAAATCCTGCGATAAAAGCATATTATCCTTAAAGATGAATCCTGCCAGGTTTGACTCTTCGGCTATCACCACCCTTGCGGTAATTGTATCCATCCACGGCAATTGCTCGTAGTTAGAATTAGGCGCCGAAGGGGCGTTTAGGGATGTCACGCCGTCCTTGAGCTTGTACCACCGTTTCTCGGTCCTGTAATAGATATAATCTACGTACTGGTCGTTATTCCGGTGGGTCTCTCCGGTTATCCATTCCCTCTGAATAGGTATCTTGCCCGGGATTCCCCTCTCGCCGTCATCGCTCCATTTCGTCCATAATTTAGGTGGTGAAGTCCAGCCACTCCAAACGCCGTTAACCTTCTTCCTTGTACATGACCATAAGTACTTGTTAGTTTCGTCCACACCAAGGAGACTTCCACTCCATCCTGACGGGACGCTTCCATCCTGCTGAACCGAAGCCGGCGTGGGGGGGACTTGATATATCGTCGTCGTTTTATATATCTGTTCTACTCCTGCTCCGTCCCTGCCGTCATAACCGTCCCTGCCGTCATCGCTCCATTTCGTCCATAATTTAGGTGGTGAAGTCCAGCCACTCCAAACGCCGTTAACCTTCTTCCTTGTACATGACCACAGGTACTTGTTCGTTTCGTCCACACCAAGGAGACTTCCACTCCATCCTGACGGGACGCTTCCATCCTGCTGAACCGAAGCCGGCGTGGGGGGGACTTGATATGTAGTCGTCGTTTTATATATCTGTTCTACTCCTGCTCCGTCCTTGCCGTCATAACCGTCCCTGCCGTCATAACCGTCCCTGCCGTCATAACCGTCCCTGCCGTCATCACCGTCTCCCCCGGCCATAGTCTTGTTGAAATTCTGAATTACAACTGCCTCGAAGTTAGTTCCGTCTTTTTTCCTGCCCTGAATATTATACGTGACAATAGCTGTGTTCGACCCAATATATGACGCTTTGTTCACCAGGCATTTATACCCTGTTTTCGTATCTGGCTGAATTATGTCGCCTACGGAAAGCGTCCCGGGCGTTATGTTTGTTCCACTTGCAGAAACCTTATACCTTCCGGCTTTCAGCGGATAATTGTTAGTATCATATATTAATTTTTCCGTACCCACTGATACAACTATCTCCGCTTTTGTCAGTTCGTACGAGGTAGGATTGCCATACTGGTCGCAAGGTATTGAGCAGGATTGGTTTGTTATCGTAGCGTTTATGCTATCCTTCCCGTCCTTGCCGGCATTTTGCCTAATCTTGCTAATAGCTGAATCTACTTTTTCTTTTACCCATTTCTCCCAGTTTCCTTCGAGGTAATTGGAAACAGTCGCTGTCACCGAGCCGGTATATAGGTTCTTTTCAAGTTCCGTTATCCTGATAGCTTTATATAGGTTTTTTTTCGGAATGGATACAACAACCACGTCACCTGCATATAATTCATCTTTTCCCCTAAGATACCGGTAATCAATGTCGAGTGTGAATTTAATCCTTTTCCGTGAGAAGAAATTCAGGTACTTGCCCCCTTTCTCACGCAAGCGGTTGATGGATGCAGTCACATATGATTCCGGCATGAGCACGCCCGTGAAGTTGAATTCATCGCCGGCTTTTGCTTTCTTTGTCGCATTTGGAATTGACGGCTTTTTACCTTCCGAATCAGGTAGCGCCGTTTCATCTTCCTGTTCAATGAGGGTTATTTGTTTGCCTGCGTTGTCCCAGTCGAATTTGAAAGAAAATCCCATCAAATCACCGGAAAGAAAATTAATACGTTTATTATCACCGACCGCAATTGCTGCTACATCGAAGTCGATATCCGGACACGTCAGTACCTTGTTATTTTCACCTGATACTGTCGCAATGGTACCGACGAATTTGGGAAACTCCTCTTCAAACTTGATTTTCTTTTCAACTACTTTTGAATGTTCTGAAAAGTTTTCAAGGTGGTTTTCAGGCAGCTTCAAGTAGCCCTCTTCATCTGCGTACTCATTAGGAACGTTCTGGTTGCCTCCTCGGACGTAAAGGCGTGTTACGGTATCTTCCTTATCTACGTTCTGCTGGGTGAGCTTATATAGCCCTTTGCCGGCGCCTTGCTCGAAAACATAACTTGTTAGTCGCTCAATATGCTCAACGAAATTGATTTGTTTATTATTAAAGAAATATTCGACCTGAAATTCATCGGATAATTTGTCGAGGACTTCATTGCAGTTTATGTCTGCAAATGTGAGATTCTTATACTCCGTATTGATTATTTCGCCTATTGTCCAACCAGTATCCACTCCATCCGGATTATCAGCCGTAATATTGATGCACCAGACGAGTAATTCAACGAAATCACGCAATTTCCCTGTAAGTGTAAAACTTGTATATCCTGTCATTCTGTTGCAATACAGTTTATTGAGCAGTATGTATAGCGGATGTTCGAAAACAAGGTCGTAGCTATGTTTAACATCCGACTCGATCGTGTATTCCGCCGCACGGTTTAGCGTATATGTAATTCCGTTATACTTTACATAATCACCCTCTACTATTTCTATAACAACTTCCCCGCCAGGGCTTTCTACAACGGGGTCAATGACAACCGAAGCAAGTATTTCGTGCGTACCCATGATGGATGTCTTGACAGTCGTATTCTTTTCTGAAATATCACATACCTCTGTTTCAACGCCAGATATTTTTCTATATATTTTCATAATCTAAAATTATATTTAAGGATAAAAAATATCATCACTATCATATGAGTAATTATGACAATTATCACTTGACTTACTAATACCATCAATTCTTGCAAACCACTTTTCATCAGGGTCATAATACATTACTCTTGTCTCTCTATAACTTACAATGACCGAATAACTAGCAGACTCCCAACTTTCTGCATTTGGGTCATTCCTATAATCTCCAGTTCCAATATATCTACCACATCTAACATAAACTTCAATAGTTTGACCATCATCTAACTTCATAGAAGAATAATCATGTCTTATATAAAGAGCATTATATACATTATCAAATATTGGATAAAGTCTTACATCTTGTATAACATAGGCACTTTGCGATATGATTATACTTTCAGCTATATTTGAATCATTTTGAGTATAATCAACAACATAGGTTTTAATATAAGAATCATAATTTTTAGGAACCCCTACGTACTCTCCTGTTATAGTTACATCTAATCCAGATGAATAAGATACATAATAATCTACATTTTCTTTTTCTGACGTTTCTACTCCATTGATAACTTTCTTTCTATAAGATTGTACTGAAGGATATAAATTACCATATTCCCAATTAATATCATAACTTATTGGATCTACTTCCAAATAGTAATTCCAAGTAATGACTTCGCCAAACACTTTCTGACTTCCCTTATACACTTCCTTGATTTTCTGATTGCCGAAGTATATTTCCTTTATTTTCTGGTTTCCTTTATATAATGCCATGTTATTCGGTAATAAAGTAAAACGTGCTACTATCGGGAGAACTTGGAAGTGATGCCACAACTTCGAATTTCAACCCGTCCAACTTCGTTTTGTCATCCTTGCTCATCAACCCGTTCGCCGATTGCGTTGCAGGCGAGTAGGTCGTGTTGTTCTCCTCCCCCCATTCCGCAGTGCCGGCGACGGAATAGCGCAGAATCTGTCCCGAAGCACCTCCAGCCGGCACGTGATTGTTTCCCGAGCCGGTGGGATGGACGTAATCATTTGCATTAGGTGCTATTCCGTTTAGTTTCGTCCTCTCCGCATCGGTCATAAGGGATTTCCCCGACTCTTTAGCCACGTAAGTATTAGCCGCAACAGAAGAAAGCAGATACCCTGACAAGTCAATTTTTTGCGACTCAACAGCTAAAGCCTGCGTGCCGTCCCACCAGTAATCTGGAACATCAAGCGCCCGGATAAAAAGTGAATTGCCTACCTTCAACTTGGCCTTGTTGGCCGAGATTGCTATCCAGCTGTTCATAGCTGCCACCGTGTCGAAGGCGTATCCAACCAGTGCGCCTTCCGCCACAAGCCGGACTGACGCCACCTCGGAACGTATATCGGCGTGCGAGGATCCGTCTGTATTATGCGATTCAGGCAACGAGCCTGTCTCGGAAGCGGAATAGGTTGGCTTTGTAGCTGCTTTCGCCCAGGCAGGAACGTCCGATGCAGGCATGGAAGTCGGTCGATTGTCAACGTCAGTGTTCCAATTCACCTTGTCTTTGAAAGCCAATGATTTCAAGTCGGAAAACCACTTCCGTATTTTTCCGAACAATACGGAAATAGTATCTCCGGTATTGATATTCTGCCTTGCCTCCGATTCGGTGAAAACGATTGTGACCGTATCGATATTATCTATTGTACCGGTATCCCCGCGAACGAGGGTTAGGTTGAGCTTATACTTTTTCACACCGTTCTCATCCACGCCGTCATCTACCAACTCGGCTGATGATTGTCCCCCAGGCGGGATTGTAGCCACAGTACCCGTCGATATTATCGGGGTTGGCCCGGTATTCCCTTTCAACTCCGAGAGCGCAATGAGGTTATTCCACGCTCCGCCGACCACTCTCCACTGGACGTGAGTGGCTGTCTTTTGCAGTTCTATATTGTCCCCTTGCGCTCCTTTCAATTCCGAAAGAGCAACGAGATTTGCCCAGCTGCCACCGACTATTCTCCACTGGATGTGGGTTGATGTTTTTTGCAGTTCAATGTTTTTCCCGGGATCACCTTCCAATTCCGATAGCGCCATGAGGTTGTTCCAGGTGGTTGTACCTTGCACACGCCACTGGATGTGAGTAGAGCTGACTTGCATCTCGATGCTCGCTCCCGTATCCCCTTTAACTTTTAGTTCGTCCAGCGTGATTAGGTTATTCCAGGTTGTGGTGCCCTGTACCCGCCACTGGACATGTGTTGCGCTTTTCTGAAATTCAACAGGATTTCCGGGGTCACCTTTTACTCCTTTCAGTTCTTCCAATGCCACGAGATTAGTCCAACTGCCACCGACTATTCTCCACTGAATATGGGTTAATGTTTTTTGTAGCTCTATGTTTTTCCCGTCCAATCCCCTTAGCAGCGACATCAATGCCCGTACGCTTTTGTTTGTACTTCTGTCTATGCCAAGGATTTCGAGATCGTCAAGCGTTGCTGCCTGAGGCAACTCACTTACTTTTATGTCAATTATTTCATCAGCCATGATATTTCATATCTATATATTTACCATCTTCCGTCATTATATGCTTACCGTCCTCTGTTGTAAGCAAGTACTTTATAATCCACGGGTTCGTGCACCTTATGTTAAGTATGAATTTGACAAGCCTGTCAGATACGACACTCGCTGTCAACCCATCTCTAAAATATACTTTAAATGCATTATTCCTTATCAATAACCGATGTGATCCTGCCCCCGTCAGCACTGCGTGCAATTGATTCATTTTGTCATATACATCTGAAAAATTGTTTCCAAGCATCGAGCATTCCAGACCAATGTTCCATGCGCCACGATACTTTGTTTTCGTATATAACTCGGTTGTTTGCACGTCAATGCGACCAGCCGTATTATGAATATCCCCGCTTTTACCGATGTATGTCCCGAAGTCCTTAACCAAGTCGTAACCGTCAATTCTATAATTTCCCACACCTGATTGTGATACTGTAATCGGTTTAATATCTACCTTGTCTTGCCAGAAAGGAATTTCGACTTTGCAATAGACTCCTATCTCTTCAACCTTTATCTCATCTTTCTGAACGACCTGAAAGGTGTCGTAATCGAAAGACAATTCTGTACATGCTATACACGCCGATTTGAACGCGTCGAGGTTTATTCTCCTTACCAAAACGTGCAAGACAAGCGTCCGCCCGTCCAACTCGATATCTTCCGCATCAACGAACGGTTCTATGGATGTTCCCCAGTTGTATTCGGTAGTGCCGATACGCTTCGGAAGATCAAGCATGCCTTCCAACGCAAAAAACTGATTGCCGCGGGATGGGATTGCGCCAAGAGAGGACAGGGGAATATTGTCAAGTTTATAGTTCATACGTAAACCTGTTTTTTTGAATTATCCGGGGATTACCGCTCAATACATCACATTTGGAGTTCGCATACAAATTCACGATCACCTTTGCGTTTTCACTTTCTTCAACGGTAATTACAGCATCGTCAAGAGCATCAATCATGATTACTGAACTACCGGAAGCACGAACATGAAGTTTTGATTGATGCTTCACATATGCACGGGAAACGGCGTATTTGTAAATTGACAAGTTGCATTCGGATTGTCCGAGAAAAACCAGTCTTGGCCGACTATCCACACTCGCTTTTTCATCAATGAAAACACCGGCATTCCGTAGTTCATCCCGGTATTGGAGTAAGAATTCATTATCCGGGAAGTTATTCGCCAGACAATAATCAATACGGTCATAATAACATTGTATCAGATCGTTTACATCTTTAGCATTGCGGAGCTGCTCCATTCCGCCATCGCAACCGTTCAATATTTCCGCTTCCGTGATTAAGTATGTCAGTTCCATTATATCCTGCTGTTGTTTGGTTTTGTATTCTTTTTTATATCGTCAAGCTTTTCATTCATTTCACTGAATTGATCCCGTATGCCTGTTGTATTATCCGCTGTATCTCTCGTGTTTCTGCTAATCTCGGAAGACAAAATGGCTATGCTTCTAATATCACCGCTTGAATCTCTGGTTTCATTCTTTTCAATCCGCTCCCTGATAGAACGGATATCCATCGCCGTCATATTCCATAATCCGACCAACTGTGAGCCTGTTTGTTCTGTCATAGCCGCCTTCAGCTCTCCGGTAGTGCCAGAAGATATTTCGTCATTCATATATTTGTCTGCCCACGAATATTTTTTGTCGAGTTGATTTTGCAAGTCAAAAAGCATCTGGTCAATGATATCGGCTTCTTGGTCCGTGATACGTTCATCCATCCAAAACGCATTCATCCTTTCGCGGATCGCCTCCATCGGTTTAGATATATCAGCTTTCATCGCTTCGATGATCATGCTTTTAATCATGCTTTTCACGAAATCTTTGCGTGATTTAGCCTTATCATCCCCTGCCGACCACATATTCACATATGCGTTAGCAAACCTATCTATAGCAGATTTAATATCTTCCCCGTATATCGCATCAATTGCTTTGACCTTGTTTTCGGCTATCTGCTTATCAATTTCGTCAGAAGCATCCTGCCATTCTTTTATTTTATTTTTATCAGTTTTTTTCTTTGCTTCTTCTTCCTTGATTTGCTGTCTTATAGCTATCTGCTTTTGTCTTAATAGAACATTTTGTTGCTCTATCAGATTTGATGCATCTTTCGAGTATGCCTTCTCGATTGCATCACCAAGCTCCTTATATGATTTAGTTAGCTCATCAATTTGCTTTTGCAACTGCTGTATTCTTCTCTCTTTTACGGCATCGTTCATCCTCACAATGCCACCAACAACATCCGAGATGCCTTTTGCAAGGTCTTTCATTCCACCAATTACGTCACCTGATGCAAGTTTACCAATTCCGACACCGGCCTGCCCTACGCCTCCTATAATACCTATGATATTGTTTATACTTTCACCGACAACGTCATTACCAAATGAAGAGAATATTGAACCTATTGAATCACCAACATCGTTTAGATACGCTTTTGCTTTATCTAAATCTCGCTGTAATCTATCTAATATATTTTTAATCTCATCTTTGTCATTTCCATTAATAGCATCGATTAAATCTTTCCAGTCTTTAGATAGTGATTTAAATGGATTTCTTTTTTCAAGCTCATTTCTTGCGTTAGTTATAGCATCTTTGAAAACTTTTGTTTCTTCAATACTCAATCCTAATTTGTCTATATAGTCATCGATGCCTAAAATTTCTACTAAGGTATCCGTAGAAAGTCTTTCGACGTCTCCGAACATCTTTTCGAATAATCCACCTGATTTTAGCTGTTCTGAAGCGATATCTTGGAGTGATTGTTCCAAGCCTTTTAAAAGACCGTCTTTCTCTGCTTTTGTTTTTGCTTTTGACGCATTTTTTTCATATTTATCTATTAACGCAAGCCTTTTCTGCTCAAAGTTCCCCCACTCGATTAGATACTCAATCCTTGCCTCTTCTTCCGCCTCACGCTCTGCTTTTACACCCTCCAGGTTTGCTTTTCTCCTTGCATCAAAAAATGCTTTTACATCTTGTCTGATTTTTTCAATTCCCTGCTCTCTCTCGACATCAAAAATGTAATTGTCCTTTTTTACATTATCGGTTTTACTTTTTTCTGATACAGAATATTTCGCAATTTCTTTTTGCGCCTTCAAAACTCTCTCACGTGCATCCTCCCATTCTTTAGCTGTATTTTCAGTTGTTAGCATTCCAAGAGCATCTTCTGCATTTTTCTTTTCTTCTTCCCAGTAGGATTTATTTTTAGAAACAACATTTTCAACTGTTGCCCCGTAACCCTCTATCTGTTTATTGATTTGCAGTATTTTCTTTTCATATTGCTCAAGCAATGAAGTTCTCGCAAATTCATTGTTTGCCCACTTTGAGTTGTCTTCTTTTGAAAGCGAATCGTATTTTTCTTGTAACTTGTTTCTTTCTATGATCAATCTGTTCCTTTTCTCTTCGTTGGATACAGCATTATATGATGAAAGCAGTATATCACTTTCTTGTTTTTTTAAGCCTTGCAGATGCAACTGCATTGCCTCATTCATTTTTGTCCAGCTCATCATTGCTGCGTCAAAACCACTAATACCCAAAATTCCTTTTGCTTCCTTGAATATTGCTTTTGATTCCTCACGTGTATAGCTGGTCTGACCTTTACTCAACTTATTATAAATGCTTTGAGACTGTGCAATTTCTTCTTTTAACTGTAATCTTGTCTTTGCCTCCAACTCTTCATTAACCAACTTGATAGTCTCTGCCAAGTCTAAGTATTTTGCCTTCTCTATATCCAGCCCCTTGAATATGACAGGATACAGCCTTTGAAGTTCGGTTAAAATAGTGTTTCTCTCCCGTCTGGTTAAAGTTTCATTTTTGAGCTTATTAATCAACTCTTCTGTTTTCGAACGTTCATCCTCAATAGCCTTTGTCCTCGATTCCTGTGCATTTGCGAGAGATTTGACAGCCATCTCCGCTGCGCTATCGGCTGTGGTCATTTTGTAAATAGCAAATGTCAATCCGGCAACAGCGGCAGCAGCTAAGAAATAAGGGTTTGGTGTTAATGCGGTTAGTAAAGATTTCAGGGATTTACTTAATCCCTGTTTAGCCAAAGTTAAGGTTTTAGTCCTCGCAATATTAACAGCCTCGGCATTGGATAATACAATTGTTTGTTTTGCGGCAAGCGCCTTTTCCAGAACAGCCTGTCTTAGTACCTGTGTGTTGATTTTTTCAGCTGCCGAAACAGCAATAAGTACAGCCTTGTACGTTCCGTAAGCAGCTGCGATACCCAATAATGTTTTACCTATTTCTTCATAATTCTCAACAATATTTATCTGCGCTTTTAATGCACCCTCAAATAACGGTTGCAATTTCTTGCCTAAATCATTCTTTGCAGTATCAACAGCATCACCAAAATTAGCCTTTAACCCGACGATGCTTGCTGATTGTTTTTGCATTAGATTGTCAAATCTTCCACCCTCGGAAGTCATGTTTTTAAAAGCCTGCTCAACGTCTGCAAAGCCAATCTTCCCTTCACTTGCAAAATCATTAACTTTCTCCTTTGCTATTCCTAACACTTTTGCGAGTTCTTCGTATATGGGAATACCTCTTCCGGCAAACTGACGGATATCCATCAACGCAACTCTACCGGATGCGTTAAGCGTACCGTACAAATAAACAATGTCATTTAAAGGAGCGTTTACACCGCTTGCCACATCTCCCAATGTAACCAACGTGTCGTTGAGTTTCTCCACCCCTATTCCGTAAGCCAATAATTGTTTATATCCAGATGCAACTTGATTAAGGTCAAATGGTGTTTTTGCAGCCGTATCAACAGCCTGCCTCATTAACACATCGGCTTTTTCTCTAGACCCGAGCATCGTTTCGAAAGCTATCTCCAGCTGCTGAAATTCTCCTCTTACACGCTCTACGTCACCTGCAAATTGTTTAGCCAATCCAATAGCAAAAAGACCACCCATTCCGGCAGCCATACTTTTTATCGATGATTGAATATTTGCAGATGCTCTTTGTGCGGTATCTTCACTGTTTCTGATTTCACTTCGAACTTCCGAGAATTTACGCTTAAAGTCATCGTTATTGGCTGTTATGTTATAGTGAACACTCATGAAAACATCTCTTTTATTCTTTCCCTGTTATTAGGATCGTCAGCGTCAATCACCTCTTCTTCCGTTGTAGTGCTCATGTTATCAGCAAGCAACATCTGAACATTCTGATAGCTTATTCCCCATAACAGGTAATCATACGTCCAGTGGTATTTTTGCAACACTACATCTATCAAACCACCCCAAATTGAGCGACCACCTATTACTCTATTCGACCCGCTCAATTTTTTTATTTCGGCTTGTTTTGCCTTAATATCTCCGTCAATCGAATAGAGTTTATAAAATTTTCGTACTGAGTTTGTGCAAGTAAAGACAATAATAATATGTAAAAATCAGTAGCTTTGCTGTTCCATCTAAAGAATTCAGCTCTCTCTTTTATCTTATCATCGTTCAGCAAATCCTCCTTACTGTTAAAAGTGGCTACTGCCATTAATTCAACCACGACATCTGCTTTTGATTCACATATCCTCATTGCTTCCAATTGCGGTTCTTCTTCAAGTCTCTCTTCGTTCAAATCAAACTTAAGAATGTATTTAGAAAGAATTTGCATCTTCCCAATCGTAGGAGGATGTATTTTAAACTTTCTATTCCCTACTTTGAACTCGATAGGCTTTTCAGTAACCGCATCAGATACGCTCATTTCAATTAGTTTATCATTCATAATAAGGGAGTGCGGGTCGCCCCGCACTTTTTAAGAAAATGTTACTACTTCGTGCTTCACCTGATTGCCTGTGTCAGGAACAAGCACATCCATCGTGTACTTCCATTTCTTCCCGATACTGGCATCGAAAGTATCTTCAACAGACAAAGTACCTTTGTCAATTATAATACCTTCAACTGTCGGATCTTCTGGCTGGAGTTCGAGTTTGTACTGCCCATCGATAACACCATCTTCATCCTCTACGGGTTTAGCACGACCCTTTTTTGCATAAAGCTCGAATTCAAGTACGTATTTATTTTTTTCGTACGCCACGTCTTCGTTTCCACCTCCTTCAAGCGGCGCCTCCCTCTTAGTACCTTTGGTGGGTATAAGTTTCGTACTGTCCTTAACAGGAGTCGGGATGTCAATCCTTGTTCCCGGAGTTGTGCCAAGCTTTGTAATTTTGATTGTGGGTTTTCCCCATGATAAGTTCATAATTTTATATGCTTAAATAATTATACTTTAATTCCAGATGAACGAAATGTTCGTCCGTTTCATAAACTTTATATGTCTGTATTGTCCCCTCTCTCTCAATCATATATCCTGAAATGAACAGATTCTCTGCAAACGCGTCGAGAGCTGATTCAATAATTTCACATCTACCAATATCTTTAGTTTTCCTACCGTCAAAGTCAATATCCGGGATATAAACGTTGATTGTGATATAACCTTTCTGTATCTCTCCGTCCAATCCTGTTTTATAGATTACCATACAGTCCTCGCTTTTTGCGACATTCTCCAAAGGCCTTGTACCATCTCTGTAGTACTTTCCTTTTATTGGCAAAGTCCCCTTCACCTTGTTGAAGAATTCTTTCTCAAACTGTAGTCCTGTTTTCATAATAATCTATCAGACAATGATTCAGCTAATAACTTCGAGCTTGAAAGAACATTCCTGCCAAGAGCTTCCACATAAACTGCATAATCCATCCCGGCAACAACCACAAGAACAAAATCCTTGTTGTATTTTTTTATTAAGTCCTGAATGAACTCCATGCCTTTCCTTACACCTGTTTTCTTGTCTGTCCCCCTGTCGCTTTCTCTAAAGTTTTCAAGCAAAGTCTTACCGTCCTGTAAAATGATATACCCGATAGATGAACGTAAATTACCTGTCTGGTCTATGTAATCGCCGTTTACCCTTGCGTCAGTTATGGCAGATTCTCCGATATAAGAAAGTTTCTTGATAATGTCCCTTTCAGATTTTCTGATCTCTTCTGCAATCTCCCTGTCGATTTCATCCATCGGTGTAACCATCTCAATCATACAGTGATTTTTATTCGTTGAACACTCTCCAGTTCTTCAAGGCTCTGCACCTCTTTATCGCAAATAATTCTTCCCTTCCTGTCTTTCAGTCGAATGATTTTTGCTTCGAAGCTCATGTCTTCGGTTGTTATCTCAAATTCAGTTTGTTTAAACTCTCCATCAGGATACCTGCCTTTATTGTTGTTGACATTTGCCACATACTTGCATTCTACATCACGACCCCAATCGGTTGATCCGGGAACTGGGACTCCATCGTCATTGATGTATCCCGGTGTAATTATCTGTGTATTGATGAAGCCTCTCATTCTAATCTGGTCACTGTCGGTACATAGACATAATCGCCATAATCCAATCCAAGTCTTTTACAGATGGACCGCACACGATCTTTTGCATCTTCCCTATTAAAAGAGAAGGAAACCCCTCCCTCAGATACACCACCAAGAGCAATCATTTGGGAGAGGATTTCTAACACACACATGGAAATGATATTTTCGTCGATATTCTCGTCATCGGGCTGTACACCATGTTTAGCACACCGCCTCACAATCTGCGAGCTCCTTATTGGATAAGGAGCTAAATCTTCCCGTATGACTTCAAGGTACGTCATACGTCTGCGGTTGTAACATCCAAGATAAACACTTCATTCTTTCCGGTAAACACAGGATAGGCAAACATTTCGTATGCCACATAACGACCGTTGTCGTTTCTCCACTGGGAGATCAGGTTATCGAAATAAGAAGTATACACTTTGTTTGGAACCGGGTCTAATGTCTCAAGAGGATCGGACACCTTCAAAACTGCAACTTTGTCTGCGCACTGCGCAACAATCCTCCCGTCCTTGAACATGTTTACGGATGATCCAGTGTTCAATGTTCCCCTGTCATTTATCACCTCGATAGTCGGTCTTTGAAGTGCAGACAGATATGAATTTACCGTATCAATCGCAAGCATCGGAGTAGTATCCGTTTTAAGCCTGCCAAGATTCATACCGATTAAGTTCTTCAATTGCGTTGAATTACTGATCAAGGCTGCCGTCGCTTTGCTCACACGGAATTTCAGCACAGCCTTCCCTTTCGAGTCTGCCAATTCTTCGAGATATTGCAGAGTAGCAAGTACGTCTATTGTTGCTATATTTTCCGCTTTCCAAACAACACTTCCTTTAGGTAGCAGTTTTTTTGTGATACCATTTGAAAGAGGGGTTGACCAAATGATACCGCCCTCATTGTTTGTTTTCGCAACGGTAACCTGACCGTCCGACAGCCCTTCCCAGTACTGTGCGAGAATACGTCTGTGCGGTGCAATTGCGGCCAACTCATAAGGGTTGAACAGATATTTTACCAAGTTCTGGTATTGAGACTTTTTCTGCGTTTCAGTTAAATTTTTTGCCTTATCACGTAAGCGATTCAGCATGTAATAATACCTTTCAAGCCGGTCGTTTGGTATTTGCCATTCGTCACCAATGCGGGCAATTGTTCCACTTAACTCACCGATTGAAGGCATGTCACGTTTCGGTCTTGGAGCCCCTTCGCTAATTACCGTACCAAGCATAGCCGCGGCATACTCTGCCGTACCAGCTGCATATGTTTTAGATGCTTCGTACTCAACATCCATTTCTTCATTCCATCCAACTTTGTAAGTTGATGTTTTCATATTTTCGTTGATGAATGCATCAAACGACTTCGGTTTCTGAATTTGCTCTAATATGTTCAGCATATCTTAGAGATTTAAAAATTGACAATACTTCAATGCAGTTTCAATAGCCCCATTTACAGGCTGCGGAAGTCTGCTTGTTACAATCCCATCTGCCCTGAATACAATAGAGCACAACGTTTCATCGTCGATCTCGACTTCACGGTGATTCAATCCATCCGGGTTAATCACTGCTGTATTGAATGACTGCAAAACATCACCTTTCGACAAAGCGCCAAGCGCATTCGCCGTAATAGTAATTGAGTCATAATCAGCGTTAGATGCGTCAATAGTACCAACGGTTACTGATTTTGTCCCGACACCGATTTTATCGGTTGCTAAAAGGAAATGTCCTTTTTCAATTTTCATTGCCGTATCGGTCGTATTGACTGCGGCATATAGTTTGGCTGTCTTCACTAAAACAGCCTTGCGCTCACTTAAATCTGCTTTCAGGAATACTCCCTTTGGAAGCACTTCCGTCCCTGCGGGTAAGCATGACTTGTCAAAAAGAAAACCTCCATCGAAAGCCTTCTCGGACGCCACATCCCATATATGCAGATAGCTGTTTCCAGCTTGCGGTGTTTCTTTGTAGTGCATAATTTGCTATTTAAAAATTTACTTTTCTGTTTTCTCCGAATTCATGCTTTTCATCATTTCGATGAAAGCATCTTCTTCGCTCTGATTTTTCTTACCTAAAAACGGCTTGTCCATTTCTGAAAGCTCGGTATTCGCAATTCCTTGAAGAATTACAGGGACGTCCGTCTCTGCTTCTTGGATGAAGGAATCGAAATCTTCCTGATTCTCGAAGCTCATGCGGTCAAAATCTTTCAACTTCGATTTCTGAATAGCTTCCGGCAAATCTTTCAATTTCGATACATACACCTCACGCCTTGAAGTCTTTACATCCTTATTGATAAGTGCATCAATTTTCGCATTCTGCGTCTCGATTACTTTCAATAATTTTTCAAACTTATCGTCTTCTTGATTTTCGGAACCCTTACCGGCTTCTTTGGGTGACGCCACGGTTTCCTCTTTAGGTTTCTTACCTGCGTTTACTATTCTCGTAACCGCTGATTGTGATATTTTCAGAAATGGTATAACCGCATCAATCTGTGCGTTTATCTGTTCATCGGTTGCATCTTCTTGCAAAGTTCCGCATATGGTATCAACGACACTCTCAAGCTCTTCTTTTGTGAACCCAAACGATGCTGCTTTTGGTTTCAGAGTCTGTAACACTTTTTCTTTCATCTTAAAAACGTTTTAATGATTTGGAGCTTGTTTAATCACAAACCCCAAAGCTGTGTTACAAGCTCGGAGCAAATATAAACAAAAAAGGTCGCTATTAACGACCTTTCAGGGAAAAGTTATTGACAAACTAAATTATCCCACCATCTGCCATACTAAAATACCCACTCTCGGAAAGTATAATCGAGTCGAGAAGTTCCATGTCCATCCATCTGGATGCTTCTCTTAATTTTTTAGTAAGCGCAATATCTTGAGGGCTCGGATTTAACGTTCCGGATGGATGGTTGTGCACTAAGAAAATCCCTGATGCAAGGTTATCAAGAGCGTACTTAAGAATTATCCTTATATCCACAGACGTACCAGAAACACCGCCCTGACTTATCTTTGCATATCCGACTGTTTCACCTGCCGTGTTAACAAAAACGGCAAACGTGCTCTCGAAAATTATGATATCGTCGAAGTAGAAATTCCTTGCGTAATTAGCAATATCCTTAGAATTTTTAATTTGCACGTTCTTGAATTCTTTTCTTTCTGCTTTCAGTGAATATTCAACGGCTTTTTCGTTTAAGATATTTGTCTTCATAGCTATTTATTATATGTTAGAAGATTTTTTTCACTTTCGGTCAAGAAGCTAAATCTCGGCCTTATTTCCAGCACTGCTTCGCTTGGCGTATACCCAAGCGAAACAATATAATCGCCGTGCTTAAGCTTTTTGCTGTCTTTATAGCTTACGTTTACGCATTCTCTGATGTTGAGTAACTCTTTGTTGCTAAACTGCCCTACGATTAATAGCATCGGATACTCCCCGGGAGTTCCTTCTCTAACGATACTTACTACCGTTTCGATACCATTCTCACTTAACCGGCTAGCTATTAAGGCCAAGTCGCTTTTTGATACCTGAATGAGATCTGCTGTTTTCATAATCGTTGTTTTTAATTGTTTATAATTTCGTATTCTGTAATATCAATATCCCAATTTTCGAGTTGATTAATTAATATATCCTCGAATTCATCTTCAAATTCATATACATTACATGATATTTGAATGATATTTTTTCTCAATACGGGATAATCATTAATTGCTTCGTTTGCTTTAGCTGATTCCCTTAATGTGAATTTCATAGTTTTCATTGTTTTATTTGTTTATTGGTTTATTTTAGTACTATAAAGATACAAATAAAGTCGCTATTAGCGACCATATTTAACAGTTATTTTTCATGAAAAACGTTGTTTTTAATAATGTTTAACTATTTAGCAATCAGATTTATAGATAAAAAAAGACGGAATTAACCGTCTCTTAATTTAGTTGAAGTCAAATTCTATTGGAATTCCCTTTTCTTTCAGTTCTTTTATTTCTTTTAGCAGACGCTCCTCATATTCATTTTGTGGTGTACGTCTTTTTGTTGCAAGCATAACACCTATAATATCTGGGTCTAAATCGGGAGCGTTACAGTAAGCCTCGTAGCTTTCATACTCATACCCATCATTATCAATGTATTTTTCCATACTCATTTGTTTATACTATAAAGTTAATAAAAATATCTTATTGTTCAAAATTATTTTGCCTTATTTAGAAACCTTTCATAGAGAGCTTTATCATACATTGTTAGTTTTCCATTAATTTGTTTAAGTATCAATCTCGGCTTTCCATTTATATTCGTATCCCACAAATATAATTCATCAAATGTTTTGTTCTTAATTACTTCTGGAATCAATATGCTTACCTCTCTATTTACTTTCTCTACATAGTTTAATGGGACAAATCTGCCTGTTTTTTCATACCTCGCTTGTGCTAATTTTAAACTTAAACTTGAATCTAATGAAACATAATCTGCTCGAATAGGTTTTCCTGTTGCTTGTCTTATCGCATTTGCCCTATTGTTAACTTTCTCGAATGCTCCATCGTTAATGCCATCAATAACACTACCCCAATTACCCTTGAACGCTTTTTCTTGAATTATTTTACCTATATAGCTACTTTCCTCATGAACAAAGTTTGCAGCGGCTTTAACTAAATCGTCGTTACCTGATTTTAGCATTTTATCATATTCCGGTATCGCTGATTTAATTTTGTCTGCATCAATAACAAGTACTCCTTTCGGGTGTGGTAAACTTCCGCTATTTGTTAAAGTCGATTTTCCGTTAGCAGTTGCACCGCCCAACATATAAACTTTGTCTGACGAAACCTTTTCGCCGCTCATGTATTCATTAATGATTTTATTGTGTAAAACTCTGCGATCTACATTCCACTCGCCATCGATTTTGAATATATTTTCAGTTATGGAATTATTATTTACGTGTTTTTTTATTTCGCTTAAAGACAATTCAGGTATCTTTTTTTCGACTACATTAATGAACTCATTATTGTCGTTCATCCACCAAGGTTTCGATTTTGCTCTTTTAATCCTGTTTTCGTTTTCGCTTACCCAATCTTTAAAGCTATCAGGTACATCCTTAACCTCATTCTTTGACTTTACAAGCGTATCGTTCTCAATGCTATCAAGTAGTTCTTTCTCGGTTGAGAGTATGGGAATAGCGTGACACCTACAATGTGGATGCCATCCGGTGAACTTGAAGTCTTTCGGGTATTTTCCTTTTAAACTCTCGCAAACATCGCAAGCATACTCTCTATTGGACCGCCTAATTTCGATACCTACAACGAAATCCATTTGCTGCCATCTCAAATAATCAGCTTCACGATATGAAGAATTGATTTCTGTTCTGGCCAACCTCATGGCGTTCTTATATGAGCTCCTATACACTCCATTCCCTGGGTTATACCTCAGAGCGTTTTTCGACGGCTTAAGATTACCGTTTTTATCCCTTATCCTTCTAAATAGTTTTTCAGGCTCTCTGAGGTATTCCCGTATGTCTCTGGATAATTGTGCTGCACTTCTTCCGTCTGCTATCCCTACATCCAACGCTTGTTCTAATTCTGTCTTGTATTGAGCAGAGTAGTTCCAAACCCTGTCCGATAATTTCAAGCCGTTAATTTTCCTGTTCTGGAACGCTTCAAGTGCTTTAAGGTTTCGTGTTTGGTATTTCTGTGCCGGAATACTTGTTTTCCTCAGGAGTCTTTTTATGAATTCATCGTTATTTTCGTTTGCCTTATCCCATTCTTTACTGATTCCTGACTGAATGATAGCATGCATGGATTTACGCAAATCACTAATAAGCTTGTCAACAGCTCTGTTTAGAACAGGGTAATCCTTGAATGTAAATATGCCAGACTCAAAACTATGATTCGTCGCCAATTTTGCACAATAGTCCGCTATTTCAAAATATAGATTTTGAATTTCTTTCGCATATTTTTCAACCCTTGCGTAATGTTCGTTATCGGTTTTAACTGACATTCTTTTTCACTTTTTCACAACAATCTGCAACCCACCCGATTAGATATGCCGTAGGTTCTCCACAATCCATATCAGCACCGATATGATGAAATATATAACCGGCTGCGTGTGATGCTTCGTGCGCTATCGTTTTGCAGTCAATATATTTTGGTTTGAATATTATCAAAACCCCAAAATCCTTTGTTTCTTTTTTGATTGCATTTATCGTGACAGCCTCGTAATTTTCAAATTTGCCAAAATCAATATCGGTTTCATCATCAATATCAGAAAACAACCCGTTTAGATTATCAAAATTTTCGCCAACGCATACCCATAACTTTTGCGTGTAAATTGCAGGATCGAATTCATAAATGTTTATCATTTTGTTATCTTTTCGTTTACATCTGCTTTATCTGTCCGATGTGCATACCCTCATTTTCGACTGTTTTTACCTACATTTAGTCACCAATAGCGACCTTTTTGGTTATAATGATGGTTGAAATAAATCGGCTTTCCTGTCCAGTTCTTCTTCCTCCTGAATCCGCTTTAATTCTTCCTCGATTTCTTCCTCGCTTACGTATCCAGCCCTTTGAACGGCTAACCGTTGACTCATTATTTGTTTTCCACCTGTTGCCTTGGATAAATTTTCAATGTCTGCACTCTCGCTGTTCATCACAAACGGAATTATCTCGTGTTCTACTTCCAAATCTCCGATTGAATCTTTCCATTTAGAATTTATCAGCCCGAGAAACGACTTCAATACGTTGCATTCCCTGCTTAGGAATTCAATAATATCACCATCCTCCTCGCCAACCTTAAGATGGGCATCAACAAGCAACTGCTTCCTTGCTTCTTCCGTCATCCCTGCTCCGGTGATATCTTTTAATGCAAGTGACGGAAGTTGTAACTCTTCTGAAATGTTGTCTTTTATTGTCTTAACGAAAGCATCGACAGCCTCGTGGTCAACTGGTGGTTTAACGTAGTCTATATTCCCGGTTACATCCTCGAATTGATAAACCTCCCGTGATGTATCCCCTTCCGGCTTGTCTGTATCCTCAACAAGTTTTCCGAGCACTTTCATTACAGGAGCAGAGTTTCTTCTCAAAATGTCGCTTTGCCTCGAAAGGGTGTACTCAATCTCTTTAGCATTATTCGTCTGGTCTTCCCAAATTGGAATAGGTCGGTTAATATAAGCACCGGGTATTTTCTTTATTGGTATTGGTGATTCTTTCAATTGAACCCACTCACCATCTTCATTTTTCCAGACATATTTCTTTTCAGCTGTATATGCTTCAAAATAAGTGATATCCTTTTCATTCTCTCTATGCGTGAATTCCACGCTAAGGGCAATCATATCACCATATTCATCAAACAAAGGATATAAATTCGCTTGCTCCATTTTGGAGAATTTCTCATCCATCGGAGAATACGTCACGCTATTCAGCTTGTATTCAGACTCAAAACCGTAATCGAAGTTTTTCTTTTTTACAACGTACCAGATAGTTGCTATTTCACATGCAGAAAAATAAGCCTTGAACCTTTTTTTATTGAGCGCATCAATCCTGACCTTTTGATAGAGTTTTTCCAAAGCTTTAGCCTGCTCTTTCTTTAGCGGATCATTACCATGCTTGTATGTCCTTTTGGCAGGAATAGTAAACGCCATCTGTGTCATTCTCCTTGTTGCCAACTTCTGAACTCCGTAAGTAATCCTTGCTACCTTCGGCTTTCCACGCTTATCCTTTCGCCCGACCTTGTCAGTCATGATATCATGCAATGATGGATCGTATTCATATTTCAATTCATCCCATTCCGGTACAATGACCGTCTTTTTCTTAAGCAAATCTATGATATCGCTTATTTCTTTCTGTTCAAAAATTTCCTGTATCATCTGAAATCGTCTAAAATTTGTTCAACATTAATAGGCTTCCAATCAGGATAGAATGTATTAGCCAGTGCATCAAATAAGTCAGGCGAACGTTTCAATCTTTTCTCCAGATCTTCTTTGGCTTCCATGATTATTTTCCCATTTGATTGTATCTTCCATTTAATTTCGTTTGCTTCTTCGAGAAGCTTATCATTCGGAGGTATTGCTGCGCCAGTCTTATTAATCGGATCCAGCCAATCCCTCACACTCCAATAGAGGTATGCTTTCATGTTCGCAAACTCTCTTACCCCTGTTATATCGCTTAACCCATTTGAGCCTTCTGAAAATTTGCATGAAATAACGTTTGTAAAGCCCTGCTCTTTAAGCCGTGAATAAACGCCTGCACCTTCTCCGATGGTATCAATAAATGCACTGCATTTTGGATTTCTCAAATACGGCACAACCATACCTGCAACGTGCATATGATCCGCTTTTCCTGCTGACTGGTGAATAATAAACGGTGAAACGTAATTATCAATCCTCTCGCATAGTACACTTGAATCTCTTCCCATGCCGGCCACATCAACCCCTAATCTACTTTTCCCTTTCGGTTTTGTCATTTCCTCCCATCGCCTGTTTGCAAGCTCAATCCACTCATAAGGTATAAGAACGTCTTCTGAAATTTTCGGGAACATGCCTAACACTTTTACCCTGAAAAGGTCGTTTGGTCTATACGCTTTTCCTTCCCACCTGAAATCGCCCTCGCCTTCATTTATATCGTTCTCCTGAACAGGAGTACACCACATCTCTACTTTATCTTTCACCCATTCATAATCTACTTGCCCAGGGATTGTATTTTTCTTCGTTACTACGTTTTTAGCATTAAGAGAGTTAAGCCTGAACTTTTTAAACCTCTCGGACTTCATTGCTTTTGCTGCGTATCCTGTCGTTATGTTCGGATTGAATACAATCAAAAGGCGTGAATTCCCTTGCAGGTTACCCTCAATTGCATTGTAAATTGATTCAGATACACCAGAAGCCTCTGTAACAATAAACATCGTGTTTACTGCGTGAAACCCCGACCATGCCTCTGTATTATTATCGTCTGCTTTGAAGCCAGTTAGAAACCACTCTTCATAACTTGTCCGAATATCATTCGATACCTGTCTCCCCGGAAGCACTTTTGCTTGTCTGAGAAGTCTGCGAATTTCTGGAACCATGATATTGGTCACCTGCCTGCCTGTTGGAGCTGTCAAAGCAATTTTTGTATTTTCAATAAGATTACCTTTTTTGTCAAACTTTGGTGTTAAGTACATGAAACACAAAGCGGCACATGCTGCGACAAAATCCTTACCACGTGATGTACCACTCGCTACGGCTGTCAATGGGTTATGCTGAACCGATGTGATGATAGCCTGCTGTTCTTTATCTAACCTTGCCTTTAACACATCTCTTACAAATTTATTCCAGTCAGTCTGCCATGATTTAAACTTTGATATGTACTTTTCATTCGCCATCCTCTTCAGCTGTAGCCGCCTGCATTAGTTCCAAGAAAGGATTAACCGTAACATCCATTTCCTGCCTGTCTCTCCAGTCAGTCGGTTTTCTATTTTTAAGCCAAAATATTTGCGCTGTCGTATCCGGCGCAATATGCTTCTTTACCTTAGTTACATGAGTTATAGTCCCTGTTCCTTCTTTATCAACTACAACCCTCGTTGTTGTTTCTTCATAATCATAGCCTACCGCTCTCTTGTATAATGCCGACTCTACCTTGGCATCGGCAACCTCTTTCCCCTCTTTTATAAGTTCTTTAAACTTATCGTATTTTTTAGCAAGTTTAAAATATGTTGTTTTTCCACAACCGAGTACTTTCGATAATCCCTCACTATCTGCTCCGTTTCTACACGCTGCAATAATGGATTCCTCTTTTCCAGCAACCCATTTTTCGTATAAATCATCTACTCTCGGTCTCCCAATATTTGCCATCTCAGTTTACATTAAAATCGTTAATATCTAACTCTGAACTTAGTTCTTTACGGCATATTTCTATCATTCTTCCAAAAGCAACGGAAACGCTTTTTATTCCGTATTTTTTCTTCACCTCGGTTAAAACCTTGATGAATTCTTCGTATGAGCCAAGTATGATTCGTGAATTCTCATCCAGCTTCTGCTCTTCAAGTACGCTCAACACCGTATTTACGTTGTTCTTAACGTTCTCAACAAAAAGGAACTTCATTTCAGTAAGCTCAATATCCGCATCGCTTATTGAAAGACTATTGATTGAGTTTATTTCCTTAAATTTCAAATCATCCAATCCTGAAAACTCCTTCGCTTCAATTGATTCCATTTCCGCATAAATATCTTTCAGCATCTGGAGATCGTCCTTGCCTACAAGCATATTGTGACTCAACTGATAAGCAATCTGAGTATCTTTGTCCACTTCATCGACGTACAGGATAAGAATATAATCCAACTTCGCTTTTATTGATGCTTTCAACCGATGATTGCCGGATAGAATTAAAAACTTTCCATCTTCCCTTTTCATACCAAACGGAAGTTGGCTCAAAAAACCGTCTTTCTCAACATTGAAAGTTAACCTATCAAAAACATCCTTATCCATGTAATGTGCGTTACGTTCCAATGGCACGCAATCATTAACCGGGCTGACATATGCCAGCTGATACGGCTTGACCAGCCCATTAATTTCTGTCAACTTTTTATTTATTTCTGCCTGTCTATCCATGTCTGATATATTTGCTTAATTCCAATGTCTGTAAACCTTCCAACGTACATAAGCTTGCCCTTGTCTCTCCGTTCCAAATCAAACACACCCCTATATTTCATCGAAATGGGTTTGTCTGTATATACCGTTGTTTTCACTCCGTCGTAGTAATTAGCCAATCTCCTTGCAATAAGCTTTCTGACTTCATGTGATTTAACAAGCATGATTAAAAGCTTGCTTAATTTAGGGGTATTTGAGTTGACAACAAAGTCGCTTTGCATGAATACGAGATCTACAGTAGAAAGGAATTTACTGAAAGAAGAGAAACCGAATGCTTTTCCATCAGCGAGAAATACTATTCCAAAGTCACCACCTGTTGTATAATCAACCTTGGCAGCCATATAAAAACCTTTGAAATAATTGATGTCATTTACAGAACAAACATCTACGGTTATCTTTGTTTTTCGAGTGAACTCATAGTCAATCGGAAGAACGGTCAAATTTGACGGCTTGATTTCTTTTTTCTTCTGGATATAGTAGTTTTTATGCGTAACGACGCTCGAATAAATATAAACAGGATGTTTACCATACCCTAAATTTATCTTCCCGATAATTAATTCTTTCAGACTCTCCCACTCCCTGTCTGAATAGATGATGTTTTCGTCTGTTGAAAGTAAATCTTCGAATAAGCTCTCTGCCTTAGCCGGATCGAACAAGTTGTATTTAGCCCTTTCATAATCGAAGCTCTTCTCGACGTAGCTAAATATCTTCTCGTAGCCTCCTTTATAGGTTGGAGGAAAACTAATCCCTACCCCCTTACCCCTTTTCTCTTTTAGGAATTCATAAAAATCATAAAATGAGAAACTTTTTATCTTAAAATCAAGACTGCCTTTTTGAAGTTTATCTACAGTATCTCTATAGTAATCAGCTGATTGATTCATAAAAGCATTAAACATTGTTTGCTGATATACATTCTTCCTTTCATGAAAACCTGACAATCTCATTGCAAACATTACTTGAATAAGATTTTTATAAGGCGTTTCTTCCCATTTCTCAAAAATTGGGATTAATTCATTGTTTACTGCTTCTACCTTTGTATGCTCTCCGAGAACAATATCCGATATTAGTTTAGAGTAAAGACTTACATCGTTCGAATGAACATCGAACCCCATTGATGCCATTAACTTGTCAGTCGTGAAGTTTCCCGAACAACCTATATATACGTTTTTCTGCCTCACGTCCTTCATTAGATCGTGAAGCAGAATCCTAACTTCTTGCGGTGTGGTACCCGTGAATGACATTACCTGTACGTTTTAATTTTACTCACGTGAATTATATTGTAACCCTTGAATGTCTCCGGTATTTTGTATGTTCCCGAGTGAACTTTTCCATGGCAAACACTACATAATACAATGGCGTTTTTTATTGTCCCATTTTTCTTATTGCCATCAATATGGTGAGCCTCTTTTTTTAAGAAATCAGTCTCTCCGCAAATAGCACAAGGGTAAAGCAATCGTAAACGTTTACTAAGCTTTTCCCAGTTTGACGAATACCTATCTTTACCAGAACCATTCATCACAGTTAAATTGAGCGTGCCCTGGAGTCGAACCAATCCTTTGTACTGGATGTACAATATGCTACCGTAACACCTAACACGCAAGTTTGCCGTCTTTCCGGCTGTCACGATTGTTTACCACTGCTCGAATTATTGTTTAATCCGCAAATAAACTGGGTGGCTTAGTCCGTCCTGCAACATAACGACAACCTGTGAACGGTTTTCCTTTGCGTTATCGCCTTGCTATGTGTGGAGAGCAGGACTCGAACCTGCATGTTGGAACTCCGATGCGTGTGGACTTTTACTTTTCAACCAACTAAATATCATAGGTGTTTCGCCTATGTAATGCCATCGCCAGCCAGCGTTTACCAATTCCGCCATCTCCACGTGTGCCGGTCTATTCCCGACTGTCACCCACTTGCTTTACACGTCTGCAAAGCCAATCCTCTTATGGTCGATTATTTTGTTCACACCTAACTACATTACTTAAGGGCATCGTTAAAACCATCTTCTTGCCTTGTTGCGATCGCCGGTAACGCTCCGGTTCTCAGGTTTATGATACCTGCGTGATGCTTATTCACTTCCTCGCAATGTTAAACGACCTTCTCAGGCAACTTTTCACTTAACCAATAAAAAATTTAAAACAACGAGTTTTGTATAGCTACAGGATTCTTCTTTTCGATATATCCGAATTCCTTTACTTCGTATCCTGTTTTTTCTTTTAGCCAATCCGCAAATAATCTTCTATGACAAAAATCGCCTGGCTTCTCGTAACACAATAATGCGATATCCTTTACTCCTTCATTATGTGATATTATCGCCAAATCATTTCTCAGCCTCTCAAGGCTTACTTTTTCAAGTATTTCCATGTATAGAGGAGTATACTCTATCTCCCCCAAATGCAACATTTCTCTTGTTGGAGCAAGGTATCTTAACGAATGACCATAAAAGTATTTAGGAATACCGATTGATATTCCAACTGGGATTATATTATTGGCTCTCAACTTCCGTACGTTTGCGTAATATGATGTATAAATTTCCATTCTTGTATGTAATTGTGAAAAGCGTAAGAGACAAATAAAATGTGGAATATTTGCCTCTCCATCCTAACGCCTTAGGTATGTTGCTTTTCCTGTTGTAAAGTTATTAAAATAGTCTCTATTGACGACCTTTTTTGATAAAAAGTTATTGACAAATTAGGTTGTTTAACTTTAAAAGGCAATTTGTTGCATAAATAGCATTATTTGTCAATTGTCTTTGCCAAGCCATAAATCGAGGAGACCACCGAAACCCATTTTTCTTTAATTGATGGATTATATCCGGTGAAGGCTTTTCGTCGAAAATCAGTTGCAACCGATCCTTCTCGAAGTTGTGGACAACCCTCCCACCAATGAAATGTTTCTCGTCGCTTTCCTTTTCATTCTTTGCGCTCATTTTTTCACTTATCGCTTTCGCAACATCTGGCAAATTAAAAAACCTATGCCTCTCTGTTATGATGGAAGATTCCTTATTTAGTTCTTTGATCAAGTCAATAGACTTTTGAACTATTTCGATATTTCCTTTTTTGGCAAACGTCTCTACCTTGTTATAGATTGAAGAGACAAATAAGGCTTTGTTGCTATACCGGTTTTCCCCGTCGTTTATCTCTCTAATCGTTCTGGCAGAACTTAGGATACTCCTCTTCAACCTTAACCAATCTTCGGATGATTTCTGTTCTTCCGGCTTGCTCTGCTCCACTCTTTTGGCGATTGCCTTGAGTGCTTTTTCCCGCCAATCGATGAATTCCTTATATCGATTATGCTCGATTATATTGGCTTTTTCAGCTCGTCTGACATTAAACCCTGAAGGTCCCGTAATCATCGAACTCATGCAATTTGACATTGCATTCAGCCATGAAGAAAAATACTTTTTATAATTCGAGACGTAGCGTTCTCTTTCGCATTCCGGGATGTTTCCAAGATCAGCATTTAATTCTTCTTCGTGCTCTTTAAGGGTTGTATCCCTTCTTTTATCAGGTGAGAATGATATCGCATAATATGCCCTGTAAGCTAATTCCCTAAATTCCTGTAATGATACATTTTCCATTTTGTTATTTTTTATTTTATTGGTTATTTTGATAATATAAAGATACACAAAAGGTCGTTATTAACGACCTTTTTATAGTTAAAAAAACAATCCAATATAGTTAATTATCTTTAATTTTACTCCAGTAATAAACTGATAAGCTGTCTCTTACTGAAAGCAAATTGTTAAACATTTTTATACTATAGATAACATTCGACCTGCTCCTGTCACACATCTTGGCAATCTCTTTTTCGTGATACCCTTTTTGTTTAAAATAAAAACAAATCGCCTGCCTTGCTGTCGTATGGTTTCGATCACGATTCCTTTTTTTAAGGTCGCTAAAACCAAGTATTCTTGTTAATTTATCAAATTCAGACATAAGTATTTTAATTTATTCACACCAACATTGAATCCGGCAAAGGAATTTCTACACCAATAGGTTTCCATAAGTGTAAGCAATGCTTATGATTATTTACGTACTCACTTTTTTGTGGATGAAATTGAATTACCGTTTCAGTATCATCCCAAAAAATATCCTTTATCTTACACATTTCTGCCCATGTTGGCGTTCTCTGTTTGCCGTCTGAAACAATATGCACAGAAACATGCTGCCATCCTTCGCCATCCGAAGCAATCACAAATGCGGTACTCCTGTTGCTTAATGGAATTTCAAAAGCTCCATTATTCCCATATGATGAATCACTTGCCATCATACCTCTCTTAATCCGATATTGTTCTGGTACTTTCATACTTTTCTCAAATTAGTAAATACACTCTCGCTTCCTGCTGAACAGAATTCTCCAAATCTTTCAAACATGCACCACAATTGATTTTCATACTCATCGCCCTCTTTGCGGTCATCTTTTAAATGCAAGCTGAATTTGCTGTTAAATTCTTTCGCATCATCATTTAATATTTCCGCTCCCCTCTTAGTAAGGGTGACGATTACTGCGTCGTTTAAATTAATCACACATTGATTAATTCCGTCCTCTAATCCGTTAATATAAGCGTTTACAGGACTTCCAAAAGCTCTTTCAGGTATAAGCTTTTCTGCTATTTCTTTTATCTTTTCGTCTGTCATTTTCTCAATAGTTTTTAATCGTTTTTAGTTACGCATTTTGGAGGATATACGTGTCCGTTTTCTGTGCAATGATAAAAGCACGCATCATCGCATTGAGGACATTGTTTCTTGCCGAAGTGCATTATTAGTTCTTCTTTTGTTGCTTTGTGAAAATCACCATCAAGAACACCCGCATGCTCTATATGAATATCCCAAAAGAAAATATCGCCTTTGTATATTTTACTGTGTAGAAAATTTCCGTCTATATCCGAATATCCTAAGTTGACATCGGTATCGCATATAAACCACTGTTTAATGTTTTCATCATCCCTTACCGCCGTTATTGCTTTGAAAAGCTCGAGGTTGCCACGGCAATCTATCCAAGAATTATCTCTGATTGTAACATTATATGGTACGTATTTGCCGTCAATTGTGGTAAACAATAAGCTATCGTCTGTTGTCTGAAATGGATTTCCATAGTTTTTATAACCCAAGTTCTTCACCCACTCCCTCACTTCTTGAGTGTTTTCAATAAAAGCTGAATATTTAAAACTCATTTTCTTTTAAATAATTTGTTTTTAATGTCAATGAAAATAATCCGTGCATAGTTTTGGCTTATGGATTCTATCTCGCAATTAACTCCTCTCATTTTAAGACGGTAGCACATTTTCTCGGCTGCCTCTTTTGACCCATATTCAAGCATATATCCTAATGGATAAACCATACAATCTCTAACTTTACCTGATATAATTTGCTTAACCCTGCTTTCAATAGCGTCTATATTGTAATTCCTCTTACTTATGGCCATACTCCAACTCCTTTCCTTCCGTCAGGATAAATATTAAATTCTGTAATTGATGAAGTGATTTAATTTTAATCGCTTTGTGTATATTCATTATGAAATGAAAATTATCATTACCTCCAACTATACGTATTCTTTCAGCAGTATTGAAAACAGGAGAGAAGTAAGCGTTATTCTTGAATTCAAATCCGCACTTCAAAAGGATTTCTTCTGTTAATGGAATAGGCGATTTTATCAGCTCGTCGATATCTGGAGCATTCTTTTCTAACAGTAAAATAGAAAAGTGTTCCAATCCCCATATGAATGGCTTATTGTCGTATCCTATAAACCAATTACCAATTCTTAGCTCTTTTATGTCAATCATATCAATCCAACTTTTTAAGAGTCAATTCTTCATCTTTTACATCGTCAAAGCAATTATCCCCATACCCATTTATTGCGTCAACTGGGATAAATTTCCCATTGCCTACATTGCAAAAGGCAACCATCATGTTCCCGTCGAAGTCTATACCAGCGATAACACCGTCATCTGTTTTTAAAAATGATTCATCTATCACTTTCTCCATCCCAGCAAATTGTGCTTTTATTTTCATCTTAATCTACTTTTAATAGTTTCAAAATCAGGGCAACTATGTAAATCCTCAAACCCAGCGCCTAAGCAATATCTGACGTATTTTTTAGCCTCGTCATGACTTAATGCTCGACCATTGCTTGTTACTAATATCCTGTCGCATCTACGGCGACTGCCATTATGGAAATAATAATTCCACAATCCTTGTAAACTCGCATTCATTTTATTCTACTTTTAATAATTCTGGATTATCGGTCACATTTCCAATTATCTCTATTCCGTCAGCCGCATTGTCATCGAAAGCGTACGTCCAGAATAGAACTTTATCAAAATCGAGAGTGCCCGACTTATTTTGTTCATATTCTTCTGGAGTAAGCCATCCGAATAGGCTGAATTTATTTATCCATGTGAGTATGACAATAAGTTTTGCTTCATCCTTTGTTCTGCCAATATCGCCATCAAAATATCTCACGCCGTTGTGCTCTTTTACAAGCTGGCCTACTGTTTGTGTATCGACCTCGCAATAATAAAATTCAACTATATTTTGAGTATTAATTGAATCTTCTGTTGCGCCATGTATCATATACGTTCTATTGTTCACGCTCATGATTGGAGTGCCATACACCCATTTCCCATTATCAATTCTTTTCCCTCTGTACATCTTGTTCTGATTTTAATAATTCAGGATTATCATATATATTCCCAATAACGAGACAAATACCGGTTGGCAATTCGCCTAATATTCCAACCTGCTTACAGTTCTCGTAAGCCAAGAAGCACCCTTCGCAAAATCTCACCTCGAATATATTTTCTTCTGCTCCAATTTTGAACAGGTCTCCTTCAAAAATCATATCCCCTTTTCGGTCTTCCATTCCGGTATATTGCCCAATTGTTTCACCGTCAATTCCGGGACAATATGATTTAGCATTTATGCACTGTATTGAATACAAGTGCTTAATCTGTCCGTCTTTTTCGTAAGAGGTTGTAATAAGGTTCCCGAACATCCAATCTCCGACTGGATCTTTTCCCCTGAAAATTATTTTTCTCATCTTGTTCTAATTTTGCCCCGCTTTTTTAGAATAGCGGGAAAGTTATTCTATTATATATGTCAATCTTAATATGTATAGTTTTTGCGAATTTCTATATATGTTCGTAATCATACACCCATACAAACGGGTTATCTTTCCATGTGCCCGCACCATTTATTTCGTTAATCAGGGCAGCATATGCTTCTCTTGGAGTGCCAAAACTGTATGTTCCATTAGAATAAGTAAACCATTCAGTGCCATTTCCCCAATTTCTTTCTTCCAATATTCCCTCCTTGATACAATCTTCATCAGAAATATCCTGTAATCTTTCGGCTCGAACGTCTGTAATTTTGATGAAATATCGAGCAGCGGATTCAGGCATAAAGAGTTTGCTTTCCCATTTTAGCCCAGATTTGCCCGTAATCTCTTCGAGCGAAAGATTATTTCCATACTTATATGATACCTCTAATCCGTTAGTTGTTTTTAGTTCTAAATATTTTTCATCATATAAAAAATACGGCTCTTTCAGGTACACTGTTTCGCCTACTTTGTAGCGGGGCTTAATCTCAAACCAATGCTCGCCATCTTCGTTTAAACGACTTTTTGTCTTAAACCTAAAATCAGTTTCGCAATATGGTTTTCCTTCGTCGAAAAAATCAGGCTGAGGATTGATAATCCTGCGTGTCTGCTTCTTTATCCTATCAATTGTAAGAAGGAAATTATTTTCCGTAAATATTATACCTTTCATTTTTGCTATTTTAAAAGTTTCGCATATTCTTCCGGCAAATCAAAATTCCAGAAACTTAATCTGCCTTTTACATTCATAATTGGATTATCGAAAAGTATGGCGTCGGATACAACCCAGTTATAGATTGGTTTCAAGCCAAGAAATACCCTGTCTGTATTATCAACTTTCTCCGCCCAGATGCTCGGATGGTTGATAACGCAATCTGTGAATTTGACTGCTCCTGTAATTGCGGAACGTGTCCATTCGCAAACAGGGACTAAAGGCAAAAGACATTTTTCATTTAAAATTTCAGAAGCTATTAAATACTGCTCCCGTGTTAGAGCTGTAAGGTCTAATTTTCTATCCGCTCCTGCATGAATCAGCACCCATTCATCCCTATATTTTTCGGGCAAAGGCCATGTGCGGTTTTCGATATCCTTAATGCCTGCACAAAGAAGATAGCTCCAAGGCTGCTTTTCGCTTAATGTTTTGTGTATCATTTGTAAGTATATATTTTAATCGAATACATCACGCCTCCCCCTATCGTTTCAGAGGGGTATATCCACCATTGGCATTCTCCGTACAATTGGAGAAGTCGCTGAATTTTATTGAGAGTCGATTCATGGAAGAATTTCCCCTCTATTGTAATACCGTCAGCTTTTACGCATAAAAGCAGTTTTGATTCTTCAACCACCTTACCTAACTTGTCTATCAGTCCACTGTATTTCATTTCTTTTCAATTAATTCGTTAAACCTCATTATTAATTCTCCGATTAAAAGGTCGTAATCCTCATCAAATCGGGCTGGAATATTCCTCGTTGGCACTTTCTGCGTCCTAAACATGTTGTCGGTCTGCTCGTCAACTCTCTTCAAAAGCTCCTCGTCCGAAAGAGTGCAATATCTATAATTTATTAAACTGTTCATTTCTATAATTTTAATTTTGATTTATACTTACAAAGTAATTGCTCTATGTCCATGTTGAATAAACCACTAAGTGATCCATCTTTTGACCATACGGAAACTCTTTCATTTGGCGATAATGATTCAACAAATTTTACAAATTCTATTGCATATTTATCCTTATACTCTAAAGCCTCGTTATCTGATTTTATATATGAGTTCGGTATATTTGCGTTCGGAGTTTCTTTTATTTCCACTACTCTACGATTGGTATGTTTATCTTGTGGTTTTGCTAAATAGTCGAAAGACCCTTTGTTATACCCATCCTGTATTCTATCTCTGTCGTAATACATATTATCCCTGAATACTGAATTTATAGCTTCAAGTTCAGTGCGGTAAAGTTGATTAGGCAATACTTCTATTAGTGTTTCAGTCAAATATGGTAAATCAATTACAACTCTATTCTTTTCTGGCAAAATGTCGACGACAAGTACTTGCAATAAGCGTGCATCATGTCTCGCTTCAAAAATCCAATATTTAGCTCCAATTTGTATGTCTTTTAATTGTAATGTTTCCATAATCAAAACTTTTTACCACCATACTTAAAACCACGAAGCTGATTATACCTATGTTTTAACTCAACGTGTCTTTCAATATCAATATTATTCTCACCGCAAAATGCCAATAAACGGATAATAGCATCGGCAATTTCGTCCTCAAGAGAGTCCTTGATGTTATCCTCAAACGCTTCTTTAAAATAACTACCAAATTGGCCCTTATTATCAGCATTAAATCCATCTATATCTGCATATTTATCTTTTCTATATGCCTCAAATGCTTCTGATATTTCAGAATGCACAAGCATTAAGCGTTGGACAATATTTGAATCTGTGAATCCGGCATCAATTTGAAATTGATGGAATTTCTTTGCCAGTTCATTTAAACTTTCCTTCATAATCACTCCTCCTTTGCTAATTCTTTTAATAAGGCGTCTGCATACCTCACGGATATTTCTGCCGCTTCCTTCATATCATATCTAAACACAATTCCTTGCATTATTAATATGGCGAAATATCCCCTCTTTGTAAGCGTAGAGGAATGTTGTTTTCCTAATTCTTTTGCTGTCATAACATTGTTCCGATTAAATTATTAATCTTTGATGATATTTTCTTAATAGCTTCGTCGAGATCATCGTCATTTGTTCTATCTTTTTCTGCAAGAATGAATGCCCCGCAAACTGTGAGTTGGTCAATTACACTCTTTCCGTAAATTTTATCACGAAAGTATAAATCCCATCCATCCGGCCAAGCCAATTGCATATTCTTCTGCACACCTGCTTTTATTCTCGCCTGCTCAAGACAAAAATCGGCTGCTTGAAGTAATTCTCCGTTTTTATAAAACTCGGCATCTTTTTGAAGTGAAAATCCATGTTTGTGAATTTGCTCTTCACGTTCTTTTTTAATTAATTCAATTCCTGTTTTCATAATACTTTTAATCACTTTAAATACTTTAAAATGTGCATTATAACTTTTATCGTCCATCCGTTTCCTAACATCTTGTATTGCTGTGTATCCGAACATTTCCATTTATACCATTCTGGTACTGTTTGGAGTCTGGCACATTCTGTTGGGGTTAATCGGCGAATTCTTTTTTCGGTTTTTACGGAGTAACTATTGCGGGACATTTGCGCCATGTGTGCATGAGATTTACCATTAGCATCATATACCCTGTTTTGTTGCTGTGGTTGATTCCCATTAGATTCAGTTGACTGGTTTAGTTGAATAACGTTAGATTGTTGAGTACTTAGACAATATGTTTTCCCATCTCTCCTTGATAGCCGACCCGTGCCACCTTTTCCTGATTTTGATGATCTCGGCATGGTGGAGTGTATGATTATACCTGTTTCGATATTGTCGTGACAAATAAAATCACCGTTCCAGCTTGCGTATTGTCTCGCCATCTGTGGAAGAGCCTTCAAGCCATTTATCTGTGTATATTTTTTCTCAATCCTTTTTCCGTCAGTCACAAAATCAATCATGTGTTTTGACTTTATATAATATTTATCATTAATTTCCGATTCTAATTCTAAAATATCCTTTAGAAGTATTCCGCAATCATCAGGTTGTGGGATATCTGTGTGAAGATCACCGAACAATCCTTCCTTCCTTGTTCTAATGTTCGACCAATAGATCCTTTTTCTGTTTTGTGCTGAAACTAACGACGAATTGACGTGAACACCGAAAATACCTATCGCTTTAGATAGCACCCGTTCCCATTTTTTACCCATCTCCACATTCTCGAGTAAAAACTTAACGTCAGGGTTGTTATATTTCCGAATATCTGTCAGGATCCGCATATACTCCCAAAATAGATAAGATTCTCCTTTAAATTCAAAGTTCTGGTATTTCAATTCCAGATACCTGTCAAGAGTGAATATTTCTTCATTACATGTCGTGCTCATTCCGTTTCTTTTGCCGGCAAATGAAAATGACTGACAGGGGGAACCGCCCATAAGCAGGTCTATTTTCGGTAGTTTTTTCACATTCACGTCAACTACGCTCCCGAGTTGTATGGTATTTGGAAAATTCAATTGCGTTTGGGCGATGGCGAATTTATCAATTTCAGAAGCGAAATAATTATCAACAGTAATACCTAATTCCTTGAGTGCTATCTGTCCGCAACTCATTCCGTCAAAAAGCGATAATACGTTCATTTCATAAAGCACATCCAGTGCGTTTTAATATTTTTATTACTTTTTTATAGCGTTATTTTAATTGATTAATAATTATCTACACATAGCTGCAAAGTCGCAAGCCTTTTTGTAATCCTTTCCTTTTTCATCCGCATCCGCTTTTGCTGACCTCATATCCTGGAAAACACTCCCATCATTGAACCACCTGTGACATTCAGTCACATACTCTACAGGGTACTGTTCATTCTCCCGGATGCACCTTTCGACATGATACGAGTTGCGCATTTCGGGTTCGAGATTTCCGTGTACGGTGAATTCCTGTGCATAATAGTATCGCTCCTCTTCATATCTCACCCGTACCATCCTGTTCCATCTCTTTTCGTGTGTTGGTTTAGTAACTCGGTAAGTCGATAGAATCACCTTGTCCCCGGCTTTGTATTTCGGATTGAATAGGCCGCTCTCTTTCAATAGTTCAACCATTTTACGAAACTGATTCTGCCTTTCTATCGCCAACAGCCGTTCTTTCTCTGCCTTAGCGTCACCTTCCTCATGTCTTTTCATGTGTCGCTCGTAACCATTCAGGGTTATTAGCTTCGTCCCGCATTCATGACAATACCACCTGTGTTTGTGGTTGTCAAATCCTCGCTGAGTTTTGAATTCAGCCTGACAAATGTTGCATTTAATCATATTGATTATCTTTCTGTTTGATTTTTAACACACTCGAATAAATCTACCCTCTTCATCAACTCCTTGTATTCCCTTTCAGGAACGATTACCACAAGTTTGCATGTTGAAATATGCACAATTACATATTCATGCTTGAAAAACCGTATCCCCAATTGACCTGTATCAGGGTAGTACGCTCTTATTTCTCCAATATATCCTGGGTACTCAGTGCTTATTGCGTTTTTTCCAATTAAATTGCTCATAGCCTTAATGTTATATGTTTATTATTACATTGTAAAGTTAATAAAAGGTCTTTAATAACGACCATTTTTTATGTTAAATGTTTATCTATCAGATGTTAATGATTGTTCAGAAGATTATAGGGATGGGGCTACCATCCCTAATTTGATTACTGTTCAATGATTGCGATGTCAGGACAAAGTTTTCTTATTGCTTCAATATGCGTATCAATTACTTGATCTCTCAACATATCCATAACGGCTTGCGCTCCTGGCGAAATAAGCATAAAAGAAACATCCCTGCCATCCACTTGTGCGAATGTTTCAACTTCGATGGTATCAGGTTTAGAACCCTTAAAAATCGGAATAACAAGGTTAAACGATTGGGGCAAATTTGAATTAACAACTTGCTCGAAATTGTCTGTTCTGTTCCCTTTCTCATTTGCTGCTTTCTGAATGTTGTTATTCACCGTAGCTGTGAAGTTCATCAATTCAGTGACCAATTTCATATTATCTTCTTTCGAAGTGAAAAACGCTCTGTTCATTTTGAAAAACAAACCAAGCTGCGTTGGTGTCCAGTCTTTTCCTGCATTGATACCAAACTCAATGAATTTTGGATTAAACTCAAGTTTTCCAAAAACAAATCCACGATTGTAATGATCGTTTTCGTTAATGACAAGGTTTATTGAAATGTCATTTCTGTCAACAATAACATGACAACGCTTCTGGTTAATTTGGTCCGGCTGATCTGCTCTCTTTGTTAGAAATTCCAAAGGAGCTCCAATTGTACCTGAAATATTTATTTTTACAGGTTCTCTTATGGGAAGTTCGTTTACTTCTTTTACCTCTCTAATAATTGCTTCGACTTTCTCTGCTCCTGGTGCGAAATTGAATTGCATTTTTTCGTTTTGCATAATTTTATTTTATTTTTTGATGATTATTAATACCGATTTCTTGCCCTTATTTTTGAGGCAGTCCTTCGATTGTTTTTTCTTATCTTACTTTTCTTTCTCAAAAGATTCGTTGAATTGTGCTCTTCGTAAAAACGAAGTCTCGCTTCTTTTCCGTAATATCCTCCTGGATTAAACATATTGTCAATCGTTATCCGTTCCGGTTCGTTTCATCTGGAAGATAGTTCCCTGCAACTCGTTCGCATATGTTGGTCTGCTGTCAATCAGATCACCATTTTCGTTGTAGAATCCAACCATGCGTTCCTCTCTGTCTATAAACTTATAGCACTTTTCATTCACAAACTTTGCCTTGTTCTTGATGTTCACAAGCAAAATTTTCTGTTCTTCCTTAAAAGGTTTCAGCCTTTCGTTGAACTCAACCATTACTTCCTTTTTCTCTTCCTCGATATCGTTAATCTCGATAGTGGTGCTAGCCAGCGTGTCTTTCATTTCGTTCAACTCGTCTGGTGTAAACGGTTTCATGTACCCTTTCTCTTCGACTGCGTCACAGTTACTATCAAGGAAATCAATTCTTTTTGCTCCTTGCTCGACGTCTTTTCCTAATTCTCTTTGCATAAATTTAAAATGTTTTAGTGCCTTTCGGCGATTAGTAATTATTTAAATCTGATTTCAAGACCCTGTATTTCTTTCCGTCAACTTTCCTTATCTCAAAATCACCGAACGATGCTTTTCCCTGTGTTACAAGCGACGTTACTTCTGAATAAGTATATAATTTTACCCTTTTGTCGTAAGAGATTATATCTGAAATATTAATCTCTTTGTACTTGAATGTAGCAATTACGTTGTTTACGGCATCACTTAGCCGCTCTTTCGTAAATCCTTCTTTGATAATAAATTCGGTAAGCAAAACAAAAAACTCCTTTCTCATATCTGGAAATGCTATTGCAAGTCTGTTCGTAGCTTGTTCTATTTCTACCCTACCAAGTTTTTCCCCATCATAGACAGAAATCGAATAACCGCTATCATTTTTTATTGGCAGCGGCAAGTGCCATTCCGATGTCGATAGCTGCACTGAGCTCTTCTTGAGTAGGTCTATCGATTTTCTGCTTTGTTCGTCCATTTTTTGCCTGTGATATTATCTCGTTGAACTTCGAATTTATATTTGACATGCTGTAGTTTTTTAAAATCCATTCATCCCTTATTGAATTCAAAAATGTTCTAAAAGCATCGGTTACGCTATTATCATCATTCGGCATTGATTTCATTTCCCTGTTGTACTTTATCTTTTTCAAAATGGAATTAAGGTTTGCAGCATCCTTTGCCTCCCAGTAGTATTCATCGCTAAACAATTGTCTGAATTTTTCATGAAAATAATTTTTACATATCGTATGAAGCGTAACAGGCGCTTTAGCGCCTGATGTATTATTATCTTTCTTGTTATTCTTATTATTCTTTAATGATGGTTGGTTGATTGCTGGTTGATTGTTGGTTGATTGTTGTACTGTTTGTTGGTTGATTTGCTGGTTGTCATCATCTTCATTATCTTGGTAAACATCATATTTTGTGATAGTTATAATTGTATATTTGTTGGTTGATTTGGTGGTTATTTCGTTGGTTGATTGTAAACGCTCTAAACATGTCCTTATTGACTGCTCCGAAATGCCTGTTTCGATTGATAATTTACGTCTGCTCGTTAATAACTGACCTCTATTTATTCTCTGTCCTCTCCAAATCTGATCAGAATAATTTGCGCTAAGAATAAGGTGAATCAACAAATGAACCATCTGGGAATCTTGATACCATTCCCATTCAACCAACTGCCTATATGTTTTTACCCATCCTGATTTCATTTTACACTTCCTTAATCTTTATCCCGTGAACATACAACATCAACTTTCTCTTGATTATATAATCCTTTGTTATTGTTGCAGATGATTTTGTGTCTTCAACAACCGTTTCACCGTTTTTTATATACTGAAAGTCTGCGTAGTAACTAATCTCCTTTTCTATACATTTTTTCTTGCCGTTAACTACCTCGTATTGCGATGGTATTAATTCATATTTGACTTGTTCTTTCAGATCAGTTATTTCACCGGCTCTTTGGAGGAGTTTTAATTCATTACTCCTATAGTATTCTTTCTTTGAATCGTACCCCTTATATTTGGTATTTCCGTATTTATTTCTCATATCTTTCCAAAGTAATTATTAACTCTCCCTATGTCCTCGGAATTTACATTTTCGACAACTTGCTTATATAGAGAGTTATATTTTTTTCTAAACTCTACATTATAATCGAACATGTTATGATGAAAATTACATCCAATAATCAAATTCCACTTTCTGGTATAATATTGGGGAAAAGTTCCCTTGCTTAAAATATGCATTAGCTGGTTCCCAAAGCCATGACAGAAGTAGCATACTTTAGGAATTTCCTTCTTGATATTGTATAATTCAGCGTTCTTTTTTGCCTGTTTTTTACTTACCTTTTTCAACATATAATTTTCTTTTTAGAAAATATTTTTACTTTTTTAAATTCAATTGTTTCCCGTTTTTGGAAATTCTTTTACTTTTACATATCTCTATATTCTCTATTTTAACAAGTTTTACAGTTCTTGAATCAACTCTTACATGCCTGTAATTCTCTATGATTTTTCTACCAATAGGAGTTAGTTTTTCTACCTGAATTCTTCTTTCGTAATTATCCGATATTAATGTATTCGATAATATGTTATGCATTTCTTTCATCTTTTATTAATCGTTTTACTACAACCATATAAGCCCTTTCAAAAGCTTCGGCTTTGTTTTTCCAATATGCCAATTCCTTTTCAATTGATTTTGTGCGGTTACAGAACCTACCTTTTTTATCTCGATAAGGGTTTCCGGCTCTTTTATCTCGCTTTTCATCCATATCAAATAATGTAAGTTGCATATCATTTTTTTACTTTTTTGTATTTTATGAGTTCTGAAATAGTGTATTTTCTATATCTTAGTTTGTTTCTAACTTTCCTACTATCCATATTTAATATTTCACACCATTCAGAAAGAGTTCTATTTTCTCCATTATAGGTAAATATTAAATTGCAATTTCTGTTTCGTTGCTGCTGCTTAGCAGTAGCCCATCTGCAATTAGATGGCTCATAGTTACCGTTATTATCAATTCTATCCAATGACGCCCCAGGCGGCCTCTCTCCCATATCATGAAGAAAGTTTTCAAACGAATTAATCCATCTATCACAAACACTTATATTTCTACTTCCATATCGATAATATTGATTATTGTTTTTATTTACGCATCTCATTATCATTGAATTCCATGAACGATATGTTGGAGTGTTTGAATAGCCGTGAGTTGTTTTCCTATTTTTCACGCATTCATTCCTATAACATCCACATGATTTTACCTCTCCTCTTTTGAGTTTTCGTGTAGGCTGTATAACTTCTTTTCCGCAATCGCATTTGCATAGCCATAAAATATCATTACGTGCACTTCTACCATATTCACTAATAACGGTTAATCTATTAAATTTTCGGCCTTTTAAATATTCCCTCATTTTTTAACCATAATTATTTGTCATCCTTAAATTTTCTTTTTCATATGATAAAATAGAGCGTAATGCGTCAATCTGATGCACGCATGAACGATGAATACGCTCCAGTTTATCCACTAAGAATGCTTCATCTTCTGCTATAGATGAAACCAAAGCATTTTGTGCTGTAGCTGACAGATATTGTTCTTTAGCAATATTGATTATCGTATTTGCTATCTCGGATGAAACCTTTCTCCTGTAAATCCTCTTCGCCTCCGCCAGCATATTTCCGGACCGTGCCATATATACCGAAAGCGTATGTATTCTCTCAACTACTTCCGCAGGGTTTTCAGAGCATTCAATCTCTAAATAGCTCTGTATATCGTTAGATTCTTTCAGTAAGTTTTCCATATCAAAAAGGAAGTATTTCAAAAGGTATGTTTAGATATTTTCCGGCGATATGAACGTTCTTTGAGAACTTACTAACCACCATCTTTTTGAACTGTTCCTGGTCACTATTCTGGCTGCTCAGGTGAGCCAAAACAATATTATTCACAGCACTTGTATCAATTATACTCAACCACTCGATGCATTTCTGTATGCTCAAATGCGACTTTCTTACCCTTTCTTCATGTACCGGGTGAATTATTCCTTTCATTACATTATCCTCTATTATATCTTCACTGAAATTCGCCTCAATGATAATGTTGTTGAGTTTTTTGAAGGTATAATTCACTTCTCCCGTATCAGTTATGAATACAGTTTTCCCCATTTCTGGATGATTTATTAAGAATCCAAATGTTGGAACGTCATGCTCAACCGAAAAAGGTTTTATTGAAAAATTACCGAATTTGTATTCATGCTGGTGAATAGCAATTACTGATGCTGGAACCTGGTGATGATTAAATACACTTTCATCTGCCAAGACAGGAATACCGGAATAGATAAAATCCTTAATCGATTTCGAGTGATCCCCGTGCAGATGGGATACAACAACACCTTTCACCTTGGAGAGGTCGAAATTAAGTGCTTTTTTAATTTCACTGAATTTCACACCTGCTTCCAAAATAATTTCTTCTTTATTATTGGAAAGAATATAGCAGTTACCGCTACTACTTGAGCCTAAACATCTAAGTTTCATTATTCATTAATTTTTACCGAGTAAAAAAGTTTTGCGTTCATCACTTGTATTAGAGGCCAACCTAAGAAAAATGATGCCGGACGTACGAAATAGGAAAGTCCTGATTTCCATATTACAGATTTGCGCTCGCTTGCAAGTCTCAAGATGTCTCTTATATCAGTTATCGGTTCACCAAGTGCAATATTCTTACTTACCATTCTCATGACATCCAGTTTGGTTCTTCTGCTTCTGGCTCTATTGTTTGTTTTTCCTCTTCTTTCAGAAGCTCGGATGAAATTACCTCGCCATCTTGAAAGTCAACCTCTTCAAGCGTTTCTCTTTTTTCTTCAACCGGTATTGGTTCGGCTTCATCTTCGAGAAGTGATGCATCATCGCTGGAACTGATGAATAATTTCAAAGCCCTTGAAATAACCGTTTTCTTTGCCATCTGGTCCGTAAAGTTCTTATGCGCTCCTGATTGCCCCTTCATTGCACCCTGCATCCATGCTTGCCTGATTTGCTGAATGGTCATAATTTCGGTGTAGAATGTACCGTCTGATAATGGAACAATCGCATAAGCTCCTTTAATCTTGTTGATATCTATGTTTTCCAAATCCTGTTCGTGTTCGACGACTTCCTTTTTCCCGTTTACAATACGGTATTTAAAAGTGTCTTTTTCATAGATTATTTCTGCTTCCGGTATTCCGGTAACTTGCCCTGTTCTTAATGCTAAAGCTATTGTTCCGTGATACTCTCTCTCGCAACTTAGCTTGTTACCATAAACGATGAAATCGCATTGTTTTCTCCAAACAGATAATCCCTGAATAGCCATTTTCAAGAGAGCATTCGCAACGCTTTCTTTTGTGCACACCTCCAAAGCAGGTTTGCCATTTTTATCTTTCACCTCTTGTAGGGCGAAAAATGCCATTTTTAATTCATTTCCTACTGCATAAGTCTTCGGGAGAACCAGAGCACCCATTTCTTGAAGCTCGTTAATCCTCGTTGTTACGCTGTCGGCTATATCCTTTTGGATAACAGACAATTTGTTGTTTTTTTCTTGTTTTTTTTCTTCCATGATGTATGTTTTTTAACAGCATAAAGTTAATAAAAGGTCTTTAATGACGACCATTTTTTATGTTAAATATCTCATTTTCAGATGTTAAATATCACTTATTATTAATAGTAAAGTTTCCTTTCGTCACTTCCAATAATATCAATTGTGATTTTGTAGGGATTATCTCGTTGACGCTCTCTGAATTATCAATCATAATAGGAGCAAATATTCCGTTATATTCGCAAACGGTGCTAATTATATCGAGCGCTCCGTTTATCCGTGCAGCGTTATTAGCCGAAAAATACGGCACTCCGTCAATGAGCGTTTCGCACGTTTCAAAGTCGTTCCCATCAAGGGTTTTGTCAAAAAGCTTAAATGTGACATATTTGAATTTGTCATTTACCCGCTTTCCAACTTCCTCCATTTTAATTTTATTAAACTTGAGCAGTTTATTCTCAATGCTTTCTTGCTCTGAAAGCGCCTGTGCAAGCCTACGCTGTTCTTTTTGCAACTCATCAATTCGCTTAAAGGTGTTTTCTATCTGAACTTTTTTAATTAATTCAGCCTGAAGCGTTGAAATTTCATCCTCTATGGATTTTCTCTTTTCGTTCAATTCTGAATTATCAAACTCAACCTCTTTGACGTTTATTGAATTTATCTTTGCCTCGAGCTCTGCCCATTCCGGTATGTTTTCTTTGATAACAGGTTCCGGCTTGTATTCAACGGGAGTAAGATTTGAGAAAGCTGTGTAATCCTCGAAAATGCTTTCATGTTCCGATTTGAGAGATAAGAGTTCTTTTTCGTATTCCGATAACGCTTTAGTATTGGCTGATATTTTATCTTTCACGGAAAGTCCCTGCTCATTAATTTCAGCAATCCTCTTGCTTCTTCTGGCATTGAATTCAGCCTCGGCATCTGTTGTTCCCTGTGAGAACTTGAACAGCGCTTCGTTATCCGTACATTCATGATTATACAAAGGGCAAATCAAACACCCGTCTTTTTTAACGTACTGTTTGGCGCTCTCTTCTTTCCACTGTTCTACCAGTTTTTCACGTTCCCTATTGAGTTCGGATATCTTATAGTTAATATCGGAAATATCATTTTTCTTTTCCAAAACTCTTTTCTCCGCTCTCGAAGACTTATCCAATTTATCTTTAAGGATTGACCCAAAATTTAAGAAATCCTTGTTTTTTTCACTTGCAAGCCTTGCAGATTCCAGCTCGGCTTCAATCAAAATATCCTGCTGTTGCAAACGAAGTTCTCCGATTTCTTTACGTTTCTTATTCGCTTTATTAATCTTGGCCTTGACTTTTTCCTGTTCATCGGATAACAATTTGTCAATCTCAGATAATTCCTTCTTCTTTCCATTAATCTTCTTTTCGATAGCTTTAAAATCTACCACTTCGGGCATATTTCTCTGCAATTCACTGATGCGTATAGGTATCTCCATTGCCTCTGCATTGATACGCTTTTTTTCAGCCGCTATACGCTTTTTGATGTCCTCATTTGATGAAGTCTTCATCAATTCGACTATCTCGCTTAAATCTCCGTTATTCTTAGCAATTTCATCATCAGAAATATCACCGGCCAGCGATATGAGAATATTTCTCCTGTCCTCTTTTTTTAGCGAATGAAAATAACTGGTGTTTGTTATCAACTTGAAAATGTTTTCATCAACAATATCATTTACCCTTTTTTGATATTCTCCAACAGAAATAGGGACCCCGTCAAAAAAACATTTCGTTTCATTGCCTTTCAGATATTCAACCTCCTGTCCTTTTGGCTTCACCCAGTTTTCACGCAATATCCTTTTTAGTGTAGTGATGGAGCCGTTAATTTCAAGCTCTCCATAAACCTCGTGGTCAACCTTTTCGATAACGTTTCCATTTTCATCCAATGTCTTAATCTGGAAGTCTGCACTTCCCAAACTATCCTTACCGAAAAGAAGCCAACTCCAGGCGTCAAATATCGTAGATTTACCAGAAGCGTTCCTACCTGAAATAACTGTTCTGTCGCTGAAATTCACTTCAAAATCCCTGAATGCTTTGAAGTGATTCATTCGGAGTTTTTTTAATTTAATTTCTTTTTCCATGTGTGTATTAGTTTTACGCTTTTACAAACCGTCCTTTTGCATCCCGTTTGCGGGTTAGATTGTTTACCTTTTCGTGGTATTCTTTGTAGAGTTCCCTATAGCGTTCTCTGGATGCTCTAAGTCTGTTTATTTCATACTGATACGTTTCAGACGATTCATCCGCTGCTTTTATCATAGCCGCATTCTCTGCTTTCAAGAGCCTTATCTCTCCTTCGAGTTGCTCAATTCTCCGTTTTACTTTAATTCCAAACATGATTTTTAATTTTAATGGTTATTATGTAACTTTAATGCTAATTCCGCATCTACGACAATCTTTCTGCCTACTTGGGTAATAGCTTTGTTTATCTTTCCACTGTTCTTAATCCTCTGTGCGGTCGAAGTGGAACAATTGAATATTTCAGCTATACCTGATAATCCGTAAACCAGACGTCTTTCCTTTTTTTCTTCTATCTTCGGAGCTTCCGATCTTAAAATATCCTTCAGCTCGCCAACCGTTAAATCAATTATTCTCGTATCTTCCCTCATACCTTTTTAAGTTTTTCAGCCGCCTCGTTGGCTTGGGTTAGAACTAATTCCAAATCATCGATGGAGAAATGTTCACCTTTGCAGTTTTCCCTGTCAATAATTTTCCCGTCCTTGATGATGATTATTTCGTACTCTGCGAAATTTACCACAATCTGCAATCTCGGGTGGATAAGAAACGTCATTGTTCTGTTTGCTGTATCAAATAAAGTTTCATGGTTAAATACTTTCATACATTTTCTTTTTAAAAGCGTAAGCAATAAACTCCGCTAGTGAGGTTAAATTCAATTTTCTTAAAGCACTCTTACGGTGATTGTTAACCGTATGGATGCTTATAAAAAGTTTTTCTGCGATGTCTTCCGTACTTACGTTCTGGTAGTACATCTTCATTACTTCGTTTTCCCTTTCTGTTAGCGCTGTATTGAATTTCGGCTGGCAAATAATCTTATAATATTTACACTCTGCCATTCTTGGGCACTTCACTAACTCGAAATTGAAAAACCCTCGGTCAAAATCAACCCTGCAATCATTCTCTCCAAAGCAGCAATTTATAATCCTTCGTGCTCGCAAAAAATCAAAATATCTTTTGTTGCAACTGCTTTTTGCATACTCCTTTTCAAGCGCTGCATACTGCTCCGGGTAGAACTCCTTGCTGTTATCCAGAATCAACTTTATGATTTCGGTGTCGCTCTCCTTTAATTCCCTGCAACTGTCTTCACCGATAAAGCGGTACATTGCCTGTCCCGAAGAATAATCGGTGTAAAATTCGATCATTGTGCTCATATCCTATTATTCAAAAAGTTCTTCTTCCGGAATTCCGGTTATCTCGCTTAAACCCCTGTAAAAGCTTGGATGAGATGGCTTGAATCTACCGTTCACCCATCCTCTTACAGTGGGAACGGATACTTCGAGCTTCTCAGCTACTTCTTCCAACCACTCCTTTTTTGGAGCTGTTTGCTGCGGAATGTTCTTGTAAAATTCTTTCAATGTCATAGTTATTATTTTTTATTGTTTGAAATGGTAGTCCATAGAGACTATTTTTTTATATTCATAAGTTATTTTTTTGGTCACACTTATTATATTATATATATTTGTGTTGTTTTGATATGGTAAAGATACATATTATAATTGATATATCAATGATATTTCCAATATAAACACTAATATTTAGTATTATTTAACATGTTAATTTACACTATTATTCATTGAATTATTGTTTACAAGCTGCAAAACATTACATCACTGATATTTAATGATATTTTAATATGAAAGTAGATTTAAAAAAATTTAGGGAAGACAAAGGCTTAACTCAATCGCAAATAGGGTTAATGTTTGGCACTGGGCAAGCGAATATTTCTATGCTTGAAAAGGATAATAGGGATATTACGGCAGAACAATATCAGATTTTAATAGCCGAATATGGTGAACAGGAAATACTTAAGTACGTAGTAAATGACGATAAGCCTTCCAATAATGACGTAGTTTCCATTTCAATTGAGGCATGGGAAATGATTAAGCAACAAATACAAATTATAAGTAGCCAACAAGAAGTAATAAAGTCTCAACAGCGTGCATTGGAATTTTTTTCAGCAAAATCGGACTTCACGGATATCCCACCAAGCGCCAATATAGGATAGATAAGGTGGTTCCAATGTACCTGAAAAAAACTAAATGATTAACTATAAAATTCATTATAATGAAAAAAGTACTTTTTATTCTACCAGTCATTATATTGGCTGCATGCGGAAAAGACGAACCGAAAGAGCCTACAACGAGTACGCTGATGGTTAATGTATCATACAAATATGTAGGAACTGAAACAAATAAAACGGCATCACCGTCTCTTGTTATGTTGTATAAAGAAAAATCATCTGAGTTTGACTTTGAAAAATCCGTTTCTTCGATGGCTAATAATCAGAAAATGACTCTTAAAAACGGGAGCGCCGCAACACCAGCTTATACATCGGATTCATTCTCTGGAATAAACACATTCGAAGACATAAATAACGGGGCTTATACAATAATCGTTTTCTACAAACCGGATGGATATTCATGGCCAATGTTCTATTTTTACGGATATAAGGAAATATCACTTACAAAACTCTCCAAGCATGATTTCGTGTTTATATGGGGTGATATAGAAAATGATGGAGATGCAGGAAAATTTGTACAAAAATGACAGCAGAACACTACTCCACCTTACTCTCCTTTTACAAGAAAAAAGTAAACGGAGAATTGACGGACAAAGATGTTTCAGATGCTTTGCTTAAAGCAAAAATAGACTTTGATCGCTCCTTTGTTGAAAATAAACCTTCAAGTGATATTAAGGAATATATTAATGAACTAAATTTACTCTTATGAACAATCCAGAAAGCATTAAAATTATCGACCGCTTTTTTGAGGCGTTTGACTCCCTTAAGTCAAAAGGGAGAATTAGGAACAATCAACAGTTCATTGACCTGTACGATATTCCAAAGTCAACGTTCTACGATTCTCGGAGAGTTCGTGAATCTGACAAGTTCCAAATATCCTGGCTTGCCCACCTCGTGAACGACTACGGTATATCATCTGAATGGCTGATGACCGGTAAAGGAAATATGTACAGGTGAAATACTCGATAACATACGTATTAGAAACAAAAAACAATCGCCCCAATGAAGTGCGAATAAGAATGCGTGTGCGCTGGAATGAAAAATTATCCCAGGCTTTAATCCCGTATACCGTCAATCCATCAAAGTGGAGCAAGGAAACAAACAGGTGTATAGCAAATACAACACATGGGAAAGATAAAGTCTCCGCCAGCGAAATTAATCGGGAAATTCAAAAATACGAGGATGCCGTTGATGATGTTTTCAAACAAAATAATAATCCGAGTTTAGATGAATTCAAAACGAGTTTCAACATATTGATTGGCAAAAGCAAGCCTATAAATATTTCCGTATTTGATGTTTTTGATGATTACATAACAGCACAAAGCGAAAAAAAAGGATGGACAAAAAAGAATATTCAAAAAAATGAAACAATAAAAAATCAACTCCGAGACTTTAATCCTGAAATAACATTTACCAATTTAGAACAAGAAAAAACAATAAACGATTTTATAAAGTTTCTCAATACAAAATCTGCAAGAAGGAACATAAAATACCCAGAGAAAGGGTTGCAAAATTCAACCGTTGAGCGTTACGTGTCGATGCTAAAATGGTTCCTCACTTGGGCAAAAAAGAGAGACTACTACAAAGGGGATCAGAATAAATACAAAGTAGAACTGAAAGGATTGGACGGCAAGCTAAATACGCTTGTCTTTTTTAACTGGACTGAGCTGCTTTTCCTATATAATTACAAGTTTGGGAACAAGACATTCGAGCGGGTACGTGATTGTATTTGCTTTTGCTGTTTTACCTCTCTTAGGCATTCCGATTTAATAACTCTCAGGAGGTCAGATGTAAAAGAAAATCATATTGTAGTTTTCTCAGAAAAAACAGACGAAGGATTATATATCGATTTAAACGATTATTCACGTGAAATATTGAAAAAATATGAAAATGATATTTTTCCTGATGATTTAGCACTTCCTGTAATGAGCAATCAGAAGATGAATGATTATATCAAAGAGATAGGAAAACTTCTTGAATTCAACACCCCAACAAGAATCGTATATTACATAGGTTCCACAAGGTACGAGGATGTCGTTCCAAGATATGAATTGTTTTCAACACATATCGGACGAAGGACTTTTATTGTAAATGCTCTCTATCTTGGAATACCGTCAGAAGTTGTCATGCGTTGGACCGGACATGAAGATTATGAGTCGATGAAACCATATATCGAAATAGTGGATGCACTGAAAAATAAAGAAATGGCTAAATTCAATAAGAAAAGTCCGACATTGTAAAATGTCGGACTAAAATCATGAAAGTCTATGCAGTTATATATGTCTTACTTCATACTTATAGTTACTGGCGATAAGATATTTAGCGTGGTTGTGGAAATTCATGAAAATGAACAAAATCACAGCGTGTTTTCCTGGTAGGACAACTTTTAACTACATAACCGACTCATTAGCAGTCGGTTATTGTTTTTTATAAAACTCTGTCCCCTATCCTTTTATGAATTTTTGCTTGCCATGGGAGAAAACGGAATTGCCGGACTACTGCACAAGGTTTACAATGTATCAAAACCGGCCTTACCGTTAGTTGCTTATCAGGAATTGTCCGCATTTAAGCTCTATCACAATGATGTTGGGCTATTGAGCGCTATGTCGCGATTAAGTTCAAAAACAACCGTTGATGGTGATGCTGCTTTTACTTAATTTAAGGGAGCTTTAGCAGAACAGTTTGTATTTCAACAACTGACTCAAAATGAGAAGCTGTCCATTCATTATTTCACATTTGACAACAGCAAGCACGAAGTTGATTTTCTTGTCCAAACCGAAGATGACGAAATAATACCAATTGAAGTGAAATCAGGTGAAAATCTTAAAGCCAAAAGCTTCAAGATCTTCTGCGAAAAATACAAGCCGACAAAAGCAATTCACACTTCCCTTTCCGACTACAAAGAGGAAAAATGGATGACAAATTTACCGCTTTACGCGATAAATTCAATTTAGGACGCCAAAACTTTCACTTCCGATTGAACTGATTAAGCTTTCATGGGTTTATTGTATATATTGTATAAAACTAAAAACTTAAAAACAGATGAAAACTTCCAACGCAAGTGATCACAGCATATTCGTTTGGTGGAGATCCGTTCCTGATAGCAATAAACGCGAGTATCTCGGTATCCGGTTTGCTTCATCTGACGATCATATCGATTACAGCAAAAATATCGCCCGGGATGAAAAAGAAGAGGTCGTAATTGACGGAAAACAACTTGATGCACTTTCGTCCGATGAAATTTGCAGTTTGTTATTTTCCAAATTGCTAAAACCGGAATGGGAATGGAAAATTGGAGGAAGGGAATCGATAAAAACAGATGTCTATGCGATCTGCGAAAGGTTAACTAAATGAAGTAAATCCCTGCACTCCTAAAAAAATCCCTGCTCCAATTCTTTAAATTCAGGCAGGGATTTTAATTTTTTAATGCAACACTTCAAGAAACCGCCTCATCAACTACTTCGGCATCGGGAGCATTGGTTTTTACCGATTTGATACCGTTTTCTCTCGCGGTTTCGCTTTCATACATTTCACTGTTACCGATCACCTGACCGTTACCGGCTTTCAGATTGAAATAAAATTTACCGTTTTTTGCCACGTTTCTCTCGAAACGGGCATCTTCCTGCGAATTTTTCTTTACCGACTCCACACCGTTCAAGCATGCAGCTTTGGTAGTGTAACCCTCGCTCGATAAGATCACCTGTCCGTTTCCGGCCTTAAGATTGAACTGAAATTCACCATTTTTTCTGGTGGTAATAATAAATTTCCCCAT